CAAGATAAGCAGTTAAGAAGTCTCTGTAAGATTGCGAATATTTAAACGCTCCGGAGTCTTCAGTATCCCAAATTATTTTTCTAGTCTTAGATTCGTTTGAAGTAACTTGAATTTCTAATTTTGCAACGCCGTCTGTAGGCCAGTTAATAAATTGCAGCACAACATTACTAAATGTATCAATATCGTATGCTACTGTGAACGCTTGATAGTGTCCACGATTGTATTCTATTGTAGTGTTAGTCTGTATACTACCAATAGCATTAAATCCTAGTTGTGATTGCACTAGTTCAACTTGCTGAATCTTGTTAAAGTTCATTAAGTTGTCAGCATTGTTTTTAACAGTAGTATTTTGCAATACATCTATTTCAGTTTTTGCTGCACTTAAACTGTTTTTAATTGTTCCAAAGTTATCACGAAATCCTTGCGAGTCGTTGTCAACGCCGGCTACTGGGTATGCTTCGTTAATATCTTGATAGTTAATGTTACTTGCCATGTTTTGTTATCTCCACTTGTATTTATATTGACTTATTATTTCTAGGCCAAACTATGAATTGTGTATTACTATTACCCAATGTAGCATCAATGATATATCTGTCTACATAATAATCAAATTGTGTAAACTCAAATCCTGTAGACTTCTGATAGTTTTTTATTTTTAAAATTAATTCTGCTGACTTGCCTGGTTTACAATATGCTATCGGAATAGCTCTAACATAACCCGGTTGCTTACCTGTTAATGATTGTCTAGTTTTCATCCATAACGGTAAGAATCTATTATCAGTTATACCAATGCCTTGAAGTCTTCTTCTCATGTTAGTTAGAGAACTAACATATTTTGTATTCGGTGCATTAGGGTTGATATCGCTATCAACAGTAAGTGCGTCAATTGAATTTCTAAAGAACATAGGATCATCTCTATTATATAACGTATCGTTAGGATCAATGATTCCTTTTACAATATCAGCATTGGTTTGGTCTGCTGTTATTTCTTCAGCTGAATTTGAAATCTTAATAGTTTCAGCTGCTGATATAATATCTTCAGTGTCGCCTGCATTAAGTTTTTCGTATGGATCTAATAGTTCCAAGTAAACAACTTCGTATATTGCTCCTTCGGTTTCTACCTGTTTTGCTTCAGCTGTTTTTAGTTCACCAATACGTAGACTTCTCGGCTTGTGACCAACACTAGTTACTGCTGCAAATTCTCCGTATGATTTTGATTCAATTCCTGCATAGATTAGACTGTTAAGATTACGCTGAATTCCAAAGTTTTCATCGTATGGTCTATAGATAATATCAGTACTGAACACATTGGAATCAGATACAAATGTATTCCATGCAAGTTTTTTCTCGCTTGCCATCAAAGGTTTAACAAACACATTACTGTATGCTCGGTCAGCAAGCGGAGTAATAGTCATAGTAAATGTTCTTCTAACAGCGTTAATAGTAAATTTGTCCTTGGCTTCTATAGTAAATGTATAGCTTCTATCTAATGTAGTAGATGCTCCATCGAAACTTAAGAATCCGTTATCAAAGATAGTAATGCCAGGCTTATCAATAGTTGCAAACTGTCTAACTCTGCCAATTATTTCGCCGTCTTCGATTAGTGACAATCCGTTTGGTAACTTTCCGTCTACTAGTTTGTAAACAACTGTTGTACCTGGGAATGTACTTTCTGCTGCAATCTTAACTGTACTAACTGAGTTAGCCGGAATGTCGCCAAGGTCACTTGGTGTTATCCAGTTAATAGCGCCATCTGCTTCGCCCTGTACTCTTACGGTAAACTGTTTACGCTCTGAAATAAACTCGTCATCGTCTAGCTCAGTAATTGTTGTACTAAATGCAAAAGACACAGTACCTTGTGTTATATTATCATTAGCAAACTGTAAGCCACTATCAAATGTTACTCTAACATATGAATTTGTATCAATTACTACTTCGTCTACTGCTGTAACTTTTAAGTTCTTTTTCTTTACAGGGTCGTATGTAGTTGCGCCAACAATAGTAAGTAGATCATCTTTTGTACTTGTGCTAAAGAATAGTTGAGTATCGCCGATAGCAAATGGTCTTGCAACATAACCATATACAACTACAATGTCAGCAACACTTGGATTGTATCTTGTTGCACGGACTGTAAAATTAAATTCTTTAGTAACTTCAGGTTGGTAAGGATAAACTCCTGCAACTTCACCTGTGATGTAATCTAGTGTCAATCCTGTTGGCAATATACTTGGAGTTCCGTCAATGTTTACTGGCTCAAGTTGATAATCAATCGGACCAATAAGACTATTTGGATCAAACACATCTATTACAAGTGTAATAAAACTACCTGCACGTTTAACACCTAAGTTAGCAGGCGTAGTAAATATAGGCTTGCGAACAAATGTCATATCCGCTGTAAACAGATCTTGACTTGATTTAGTACTTACGTTGTCTGCTCTTGCAGCATCGTCACCTACAACATATATTCTAAATTGTCTTTTAGCAATCGAATCGCTGTCGTTTACACTAACAATAAACTCGTAAAAGCGGCTGGCTTTCTTAGGAGAACGTGTTGGATCACTTTCATCGTATCCTACATTGTCATACAAGAAACTATCATAACCGCTTTGCGAACGTATTGCGTAGTCATACGGATTAAAGTCGTATCGATCGGAGCTATAGCCACCGCCTGTTACAGCTTCAAAACCTAAAGGCGTAACAGGTTCAGTAAATCCAAATATACGCCCTTCTTTAGTTAGTGTTAATCCAGGTGGTAGTTCGCCACTATTGTCGCCTATAAAGAATTCTAATTCTTGTCCTGCTGCTATATCGTCGTCAGTTGCTAATAAGTTTATATCTACAAATTCACCGTCTAGTACATAGTATGTACTATTAGGTCCAACTGCTAGATTTCCTTCAGCAGTTAACCACTCGGGTTCGTCTGGGCCTTCAACTACTAATTTAAATGTTCTATCTTCAACAATACTTGCAGCGCCGTATTGCGCTCTAATAACAAAGTCGTATTCAAGAGTGTTAGGTACTTCTAACGGTGTTCCTCTAAGACGCTGTTTTTCAATTCGTAAACCTCTAGGAAGCGAACCGCTAATAATACTAAACTTAACATCGTTTAATCCTTCTTTGATTCCTGTACCGTTTGGCAACAAAGGTGTGCTATAGTACTTCTTACCTATCAAGTAAGGATATGTGTTAGTATTAGGAGACTCTTTAAGGCAACTAGAAAAGTATGCATATGTACCATTTGGATATTCTGGAGTTACACAGAATCTTCCGTTATATTGATCTAGCAAACCTGTTCCTTCTAAGTAAGCCCAATCTTCTTCATAGTATCCATCCCTAGTATCACCGTTTTGTCTTAAGTCGTCACGTAATATATAACTCGAAGTCATAAACTCTGGGTGGCTATTTGCATCTAATGGATCACTGTATCCTAAACTTCCGTATATTGGATTTCCGTCAAAAGCATAACCAATAATTGGACTATGTTGAATACCAGTTACATAGCTGATCCAATCTTTCTCAAATAGATTTTTTACTGGTGGATCAAAACGTAATGAAATTTCAATGCCGTTATTTGCATCTATAGCAACATTTGCAACACCGTTAGCTCTTGTTTCTACCGGAACAGTTGTGTCATTAATAATAAATCCGTACTTTGATGTTCTACCATAGGTTACAATTCTAGATGTATCCAAGTCAATAGACAAAGGAGATTCTAAGTTAGCAATCCAAAAATCATTATTGTAAGATACAATATCATTAATTTCATAGTTTATAGAATTGATGTATAGTTCTTTATAGTTTTCTGGTTTAAAATATAAAAGTTTTGGATCTGTTACATAATGATAATCGCCGTTAACACTAGGAGGTCCTGAGCCATCATCAATAGTTGTTCCGTTTGCAACACTTAGTACATTATTACGTGTTAATCTTTCACCCTCAATATTTTCTACAATTGTTGATGCACTGTTGTATATAGCAACACCATTTATAGCAACACCTATTGCACCTGTAGGAGTATCTACTTTTACTTCTGGTGTATCAGGCTCTAGGGGAATAGTAAAAAGCCAATCTTGCGGAGTTGCTGGGAAACTGTTTTGCGGATTAGGGTACGGTCCAAACGCATGCTCAGGTAATCCTGTTGAACTTACATAAAACAGCTGATCGTCAAAATCAGTAAATGTTGCTTCACCAAAAAACTGTGAAGTTTGTAAGTTACTAATTTCAGATCCCAATGTAACTGGTAATTGTAAGTCGAACGTATCGCCTTCGATAATTTCAGGAATAAACTCTAACCAATAACTTTCATTTCTTGGCAATATGCTTCGTCCGTCAACAATAGGATTATCTTTTATTGCACGAAATGTTTTTCCGTTAAACGATACAACATCGCCAATGGAGTATGCTCTGGTTAAATCATAATCAGAGCCTAATAATAGTGTTCCTATATTGTAATCTGAACGTTGTTTCCATATACTTGTAGCCATAAACCCCTACCCTTTGTAGTATTTATCCGGCGAAAGGCAAGTTCTGTTGTTCGTTCCTTAACTTAAACACACCGTTGATAACTTTTAATCCATTTTTAGCAACATCAACAATTCCTTTATTATACGGATTAAACAAGTATCTGTTAGGTCCGTTTAATAAACTAAATGAATTAGTATAATCGTCGTCTAAACCAGTATCATTTAGCTTTGCAGTTTGTGCATTATTGATAGCCCAGTCTTGTACTTGTTGAGGAGTACGACCAGGATATGCTTGTAAATACAATGCTGCGGCGCCAGCAACTTGTGGAGACGCCATGCTTGTACCGCTGATGCTCATGCATCTATATGTTTCATTTAACGGATAGTTAAGCGACAATATTCCAAATTTGTTTATAGTAGAAGTTGTACTCATAATGCCGGTACCCGGTGCAAGAATATTTACTCCTGGACCATGTTCGCTTGAAACAGCACGGATCTCTCCACCTGCTACATTGTCATCAACGTTTCCTACTATCATAGCACGATCACTAAACGGCGAGCCGCCTCTGTGATAGTAAACAGTTCCGTTGGTACTTGACGTGTAAAAATTATCATAATCTACGCCGCCAGGAACGTCAATCTTTTGATATGAATTACCTGCTGCGATGCATACAAATATTCCTTCATCAATCATTTCTTCAACGTCAACGTCTACTGATGCTACTCTTACAACGTGTCTATATCCAGTACCGTTAAATGATCCGACCATACCTTTTGTAGTATCTCTAGCAGTTCCGGTCCACGGAGTACCTCTGTAGGTGCCTCCTGTTATATTAGAAAATATAGTACCATATCCCCAACTCATATTAACAATTGTTGGTCTTTTCTTGCCAGTAACATCGTCTACTAGTTTGTTTCTATGCCATAGTTTAATAACATCAAACACATCACTAATAGGAATGCCTGTACCTGAATCACCGGGGCCTTCTAAGCCATTGACTTTAACACTATAGATCTGTGCGTTCTTTGCCCAACCATAGTTTGTTCCAGCAGCTATTCCGGCGCAATGTGTTCCGTGACCGTCATAATCTCTATAATGGTTTGCATTTTGTACACCAACTACGCCGCTTTGCTGATACCAATCAATAAGTTGTACACGACTGTTGCCTTTAGCATCATTAAATTCAGGATGTGAATATTCTATCCCACTGTCCTGAATAACAATGTCAACTCCACTTCCATCTAAATTGTAAGTATGATTAAACCCTGCTGGCACTGCTGTACTAGTATACGGATTATCTTGCTGATCACAACGTAATAGTCCCCAGTTTGCTCTTAGCGGATTAGAAGTAGAACCTGTTCTATCCATCGAAGCACCGCTTTGTACAACGTTAAGGCCAATTTGAATGTCGTCACGCTGTTCCGGCGGTATCTCTACTGCTAATACTCTACTATCGTTGCGCAATGCTGCTGCTTCTTCAACAGTTAAAGCATAATGAGTGTTACGTAGAGATCCTGGTCTTGCATTTGCAACATCAATTGACCTACTTGGAATGTCTCCTGCACCTGTTGATGCAATCATTTCTGTGTTAAAGGCATCGTAATCAACTCCTTTATTGAGTGTTACGATATATTCTTTTTCAGCCATTCTATTTTCCCTATTAAGCTACTGTAATTGTTCCGAACATTGCACCACCGTGGTTAGTACATACATAGTAAAGTGTTGCCGGAGCGTCCATTGGAACTGTCCAAACGTATACACCTTCGTTGTCGCCACTTGTGCCTGTTGTGTATAAATCACCTGCTGAGTAACCTGCTACACCCGGATCAACTGTTTGCAAATTAAACGGATGTGTTGCGCCGTTTGCACTATTATCAAATACATATGTATGGCCGCGATATACAGTAAATGCTGGATCACTTACAGTTCCAGCAAAACCTGGACCAGTAAATGTAAAGTCTGAAGTTCCGTTAGCGCCAAGTACCCATCCAAGTGTTGGACTCATCATAGGCATCCACATACCTGCTGTATATACATGCGGCTGTGGCAATGTAGCATCTGAAACAAATGCAGTATCGCCCTCGGCTGCTATAAATTCTGCTTGTAATCCTGCAAGTCCATATTCACCTAAACTAAACAGTCCGTCGATAATATTTACTTGTCCATTAGGTACAGCTATTTCTAAATTTGTTTCTGACTCTAAGCGTGGAACTCCTGCACCAGATGTATTAATAGTAGTTGCATCAACTTCAGCAACAGTTAGCCTTCCGTCAATACTAACATCGCTTGAGAAGTCAGTTGCTTGTACAATAGTAATGTTACTACTGTCAGATGTTTGTATCGAACTACCTACAATGTCAAGTCCACTAATCGCTACCGAACCACCTGCTAGACTTTGAATACCAACAGTGCCTGATCCTGCGTTAATATTAACGTTGCCATTAACAGAACTAATTGCAAGACCTTGTCCACTAGTTTCTTCTTGAATATCTGAAACTAATACTGCACCAGTAAATGTTGTTTGTGTTGCACTAATAGTTGTATTGGTAGCAGTTTCAAAGAAGTTAGTGTCAACGTAACCTTTAGTTGCTGCATGCAATGCTAGTGTTGGATCACCTGATAGTGTTAACGCTCCAAGCATTGGAATAGCACCACTTGTTGGAAGTTTTGTATTGTCTTCAATAACAATGTTTGTACTACCATTAAACGCAACACCGTTAATTGTTCTCGGAGTAGCTAGTGTTTGTGCTGTAGTTGCAGCAATGTTACCAGTTGCAGTTAAGTTTCCGCCTACTGTTAAGTTACCTGTTGTAACAGTACCAAATGTTACTGCTGTAGTTGTTAATGTAGCGCCTGATAAATCAACAGTTCCAGTAATCACTAACGGATTTAATGTTGTTGATAGTGTTGTACTTGCGCCGTCGTCTAATAAATTAAAATCTTGTCCTACAAGTTCAAGGTTGCCGCCGAGCGCACTAATAGTTAAATCTGGACCTCCGTTGATTGTAGCTACATTAAGAATTTGACCAGCATTTAGTGTGTTAATAGTTGAGTTGTTAAAATTACCTTCTACAGCACTAACGACATTATTAACGCCGTCAACGATCACAGTACTATCATCACCGAACACACTACCTACCATGTCGCCTTCTAGTTCGCCAAGTAGTAGACCTTCAAACGTACCAAAAATCGTAACACCGTCGTCGAGTGTTTGTGTTGCATCAATTACTATAGTTGTACCGTCATTAGCATAAACTGTGTTAAGCGTTGCGTTACCAGTTAAGTTACCTGTGACATTACCAGTTAAGTTGTTTACTAGTGTTCCTTCGATTACATCTGCAGGAATTGATGAATTCATACTATCAACTAGTAGTGTATCGTCAAAGCCTATAACGTCACCTTTTAGGGAACCAGTTGAGCCTCCGCCGTCTGCAACAAACTCTATATTGCCGCCTTCTACAGTAACACTACCAGTTAAAACAGATCCTGCAATTACCGACAACCAAGCTGCGCCATCGCCGCCTAGTGTGTATGTTAAATTAGTTGCTGGAAGAATATTACTTGCAACACCGCCTGCAAAGTTAATGGCATCATTTGCATCGCCTGTTCCAATGTTAATACTTCCGGAAAGTGTAATATCACCTGTAATGTCAATATTACCTGTACCAACTATATCGTGTCCTCTAAGATGCAAGTCACCGTCTAGGAAAGGATCATTTGGTGCAAGTTGTGCTTCTGAATAAAAAGGATCAGTTGGTGGAACACTTAGTCCAGCAACAACGCCGCCTCCTGATGCAGGATTTCCCCCCGGGGTAATACCATCCCCAACAAATATTTGTTTGTTGTCGATAGTATATATTAATTCACCGGTCTGTGGGGTATAGACTAGTCTCTCTGCCTCTGTACCCCTTTTAAGTTTTAGTGCCATTTTTATTTCTCCGTATCTGGTAATATCAACTGTTCTATGTATTTATTTAAATCCGTTAAGGTCCAGCATATGTGCCAAAGGTACCAAAGTCAGGTCCTGTAACATCTGCTTGCCCGAGTAGTCCTTGATCAATGTCAATTGTTGACAATAGATATGGAATGACAGAAGTAAATTGTCCGTTTATTGCGCCGAAATCAAAACTTGTTAGCGCACTCTCAAGTTCTCTAACATCAATATTATGTACTAAGCCTGTAACATTTCCTGTTAATGCTGCAAATATATTTGTTGCTGTAATATCACCTGTAATGTCAATATTACCTGTACCGTTGATGTCGTTATTGTTTAGATCTAAATTTCCAGCCAATGTGGGAGTCGGATCTTGACTTAGTCCTAATTCTGTTGCAGTACTATCGATTGTAATTGTATTATTACTAACTGTAGCACTTATGTTTGTTCCGCCTGCGATAGTAAATGTATCAACACCTACTTGAACAGTATCGGTGTTAGTGCCATCTGATATTGTTAGGTCGCCAGCACTTACTGCTGTAACCACAACAGTGTCGCCGGTGCCGTCTAATGTAATACCACTGCCCGCTTCGATCTTTTTAAACTGTAGAACACCTTCTATTTTTTGTTTAAAAAGTCCCACTCCATTATTTCCAATATTTAGGGCCGTGTTATCTAGCCCTAAATTTTGTTCTAAAAAAGTAAAGTTTTCATTGATCTTGTCAAATGCGGTTCTGATATTATCGCCAGTGCCGTCATTAGCAATATTACCAATGTTTATTTGTCTAATAGCCATTTTTGCTCCTCATTAGTATTTATCAGTACCTTACAATCTACCTACTGCAACTTCAACAATGCCTCTTGCGTCATCGTCTTTGTTGCTAATAGCTTTACCAATTACGCTGCCTGTTTTTGGATCATTGTTAACAATCGCAAATCCAGCAATGCCACTAGCAACTAGCATATCGCCTTTGCGCACTTTGCCTAGTACTTTACATGGTACACGACCTTGAAGTGCAACCTCTGCTACAAACTCGCCTGCGCATTCGCTGTTCATAGAGTAAGCTGGATTAGTTGTAACAACACCTGCCATTCTACGATCACCTGTAGTAGTAGTTGTTGTAACTTCTTCACTTCCGCCAAATACTAATACTGTGCCTGGTTCATACTCTGCATCAGCAACATATTTTTCTGCCAAGTCAGCATATGTAGCATCTAGTTTAGATCCTGCACTTAGACTCCAGTCACCTGTAATAGTGCCTGCTGTTGCTGCTGCACCAGTTGTTAGGTTAGCACCTTGGAATGTTCCTGCATAAACAGTTCCCCAGCCAGTAGTAGCATTACCAAGGTTAATTGAATTTACAGTTGGTAAAATACTAGTATCAACCTTAGCAACCATACTAATCGTATCAGTTGCAGCGTTACCTAAGTCTGTGTTGCCGGATACAACTAAGTTTCCTGAGATACTTGCACTTGATAGTGATGCTGCTGCAAAGTTAACATTACCTACTGCACCGCTAATTACTTCACTTGAAATAGTTGCGTTAGGTATAAACTTAAACTGGCTAGCACTGTCGTCATAACCAAAGAATCCTAATTTAGCTGTAGTACCATCATGCCAGCGATACAATATACCACGGTCTTTATTATCATCGGTCGCTGGTGCCGAATCTCCACCTAATGTAAATATTGGATCATCGACTGTAACAACTGTTGAGTTGAATGTAGTTGTTGTACCATTAACTGTTAGGTTGCCCGCAACTGTTAGGTTGTCGTCAATTTTAACACCATAGTTGCCTAGTGTGCCTGTATCAGTTGTGTCTCTTGATTTAATTACTAGCTCGTTACTACTTGCACTTGTAATTAAATCTGAACTTAGTCGCAAGTCGCCTGCATCTACAGTTACACCTGTTACTTTACCATTTGAGCCTGTTAATGATGCAGTAACGTTTGTACCGTTAGTAGCTTGTAGTGTAGACCCTGTCAGTGTATTAATACCAAACAAGTTTCCGCCGTCTGCTCTGATAACAACGTTGTTGTCAAAATCACGAATGTTAAGGACATACGGATCGCCAGCAGTGCCAGCTCCTGCTCTTTCTAGTACTGTTTGGCCAATAATTCTATAAGCTACTGCATTTATTCTACCGTTGGTGTCTGTTTTAACAATGTGTGCTGTTGCTGCTGCTTGACCATCATCGATGATTTCAACGCCATAGTCTGCTGTAATAGGAACTGCTGCGTTGCCACCGCCTGCTGCAACTGCCGCTGTGTGTGCAGTTCTTGAAACAAGACCTAATGTAGTACCAGGAATGTCTGAATGTAGTAATCCGCCACCTTCGTCGACTACAGTGCCAAACGCTACTTCTGAAACAGCACCCGGTGTAGAAGTAGTGCCGCTTCTACCTAATACAGTATCAGTATTAATCCATTGCAGTTTCTCAGGTGCAAGACCATCTGAAGTACTTGTAGCAGTTTTGTATTGTACAAAGCCTTGTGCATCTACATTAAAGTGTACACTACTGTAAGTGCTTAGTCCAAGTGCTGCCTGAATTTGTCTACTAGTTCCTGTTGGAGTAGATGCTCTATGATCTGCAACTTTCATTAACAATTTGCTTTGTTCGATATCTGCGCTATCGTTGACATCTGCATTTAAGATTACGTTATCTGTGATTTCCCAAATACTTGTGCCGCCAAAGTAAACTTCTACAACTGGCATAGTCGCGGTACCAAGTGCAACACTAACTGGTGTAGTTCCTACAGCATCGAATGGGAACGGTGGAACATCGTATGCTCCTGCTACAAGTGCTCCTCCTACTTCTCTAATTTTGATACTAGTTATACTACCATTAATATCAACACCAGTGACTTCAAGTTGTGTCGCTGGATATATATTTCCTTCAGGATCATTAGTACGTGTTCCACCGGTTAATTGAATAATATCGCCTACGCTTAGATCTGCGCCTGCATTACCTAGTTTAACAGCAACACTTCTTGCGGCAAATTTAAAGTCGTTGAATACATCGCCTGTTGAGTTAGTTCCAAATGATATCGGAAACGCTTCCTCTCCAGGGAACAAGTTAACTCGTCCTGTTGCAATAGATGTGTCTGGATTTGTAACTGTAAAGCTATCGCCAACTTGCGGCAATGATAGTACACTATCTGGAATAAATCGTATACGTGGGTTAGACCCTGCTAAGTCGAGTAACTGTGCAAACGTGCCTGTTGCTCCGCTAGTAAATGTAATGACACCGTCTGCCACAGGACTACCTGATGAGTAGAATGTGTCAATCGGAACTTCGTAAACACCACTAAACATTAGTGTGTCACCTGAAGCAGATGTCAATGTTTCAACATCATACAAGTTACTTAACTGCTGGGCAACACGAACTAGTCCGTCAACATAAATTTTAGTTGATGCATCTTGCTCGTTAATTGGGTTGCGCAAGTTAATAGCAGTATACGAGTCGGTAAAGTTCAAGTCACCTTCTAGTGGTGTTGATCCGTTTAGCGACACAAACCCTGGTCCTACACGCTGATTTGCAACAACACGACCTGATGCTGTTCCTAAGTCGCCGTGGATAATACCTAAACGTTTGTCAATGTACTGTCTTGTAGCAAACTCTGTTGGAACTGCGTCCGGTGCATTGTCTGTAAATTCTTCATCAACGGAGAATTCTTTAACTTCAACACCTCTACTAAACTGTAGTCCGTTAACGTTAGATAGTGCTAGTCGAGCATTGAATGTAATCTCACCAGTACCTTGGTCAATCTTAAAGAACTCACCAACTCTAAAGTTACCGTCTTGGTCAGTACTTGTGTAGAATGTACGTCCGCCATCTGACTCATCTGTTTCTCTAGTGAAAGAAGGTTGTTTAGGTTCACCGTAAACTGCATTAGGATAGTTAGTAGTGTTATATGAACCTGTACCAACATCAGCAAAGTCGTGGTTTGTAGCACGTAAGTTAGAAATACGTCTTGTAATTGTAGCCTTCTCACCCTGTGAAATACCTGCAATTAGAATTGTACGTTCATCTTCATCTGAACTTATTCTATGTACACCTAAGTTAATACCAGTAGTTGAACCAGGATTCAAATCGTTATCGTAATCGTTGTTGTTGATTGCAATGTACGGCCAACCTGTTACATCAGATCCGTCTTCGCCTGCGCCAGTGTAGTAGTTATTAACTTTGTGCAATTCGCCATTCCAGGCAAATATCATTTGACCACGTTTTAGTCGAGTAATGTCTCTGCTACTAAGAGTATCTTCTTGTATAGCAATCTTGACATCTCCTGATTTAGAACCGTATGTTCTAGTTCCTACAACTAAGTCAGTAACTTGTGCATTTGTATTGTCTACTGGTAGTTTAACAAAGCTGTATGAACTTTGTAGTGTAATTTGTGCAGCACTTGATCCAACAGCAGTTCCTAATGCATCATTACTTGCATAATCAATAGTATTGTATCCGATATCTGCTTCGTTAAAGTTAAGTGCATTTGCTTTCTTAATTGGTCTTGGTGCTGCAACATCGGTAAACACAAAGTTACGAATTGATCTAATTGTTACTAGTTCGTCAGTTGTTAACGGATGCGCTAGTCCAAACTGTTCAGACCCATCTGTTCCTGTTCCACCGAAGTTAATTTTAAGAACATTTTCATTTCTTGCTGCACCTGGAACACTATCACTAGTTGCTGCAATGCTGTTAATTTCATAGTAGCGAACATCTCTTGCAAACACAATATCAAATGTTGCTGCTCCGGTATTTACAGCTAGTCCAGTTATTGGTGTAACATCGTTAACCCATCCTGTGATGCTATTAGCATTTCCACTAATAACTACTGCATTAATAATTTCACCACTTCCGCCGACTGCTGTTACTTGAAGTTGCACTACAGTATTAGTGCTTGATCCACCTGGCAATGTAACGTCTAAGATTTCTGCTACAGAATATCCTGTACCTGCATTGTTAACAGTTACTTTCTTAGGTAACAGAGCACGTTCGTGTCTTACTTCGATGATAGAGTACTGTGGTGGAACATACTTGTAATCATAGATGTACATAGCTTGTTCACCAACTGCGCTTACTTGTGAAACTTTAGCAGTTTGAATCATGTCATCACGAAGTCTGATACTATCTGGAATTTCATCAGGGTCAACGCCTCTTGATACTAATCCCCAGTCACCGTAGATACTAGATCCGTTAAGTGAACGAATTTCACCGCCATTGCCTGCATAATATGATCTATGACAGTAATATGTAAACACTGATACAAGTTCGCAAAGTGCGTTGTTGGTTACATATACTCCGTATGCTAAATCGTTAACTTGTGTAAAGTCGTTAGCTAGAATAGATCTGTTACCAGCTGTTTCAATTATTACATTTGCTGGCTCAAAAGTATCAGCAGTTGTTCTATCACCTACTAAACTATAAGATGCTTCGAACGGAGCTGCTTGTTCGCCATTTGTAATAATATCAATAATATATGCAATGTTGTCTTGCACAATGTTTAGTGCGCCTGCTTCAGTCTGTATTCCACCGTCAAACGTTTGTGTTGCCGAAGAGTATGTTGTTGCTGGTGCTGTTTGTCCTAATACATTAACTGCTAGAGTCGAAATGTACTGAATGCCTGCACTAGTTTCAGCTAATTGATCTGTAATTGCTTTTAATGCACTTACGTTATCATAGTAAGACAATCCTGCTTCAACTGACTTTTCATAACTTTCGTTGTCTAAGTCTTCAATTAATGCATCAATAATATAACCAACGTCACGTCTACATAGTCCTTCGTTATATATAAACAAAGGATATGTTGCATTTACATAGCCAATAACTTCGTCTTGAATAAATTCTTTGTTAAGTTGTAATAGACTTTTTGCATTTGGGTTTTGATCTGGTACAGTGCCAACTGTAATACCTGCATTAATAAAAGGTGTGTTAGAATCAAAAATTAACGTACAATCGCCTGTTGTGGTGTTGCGATTAATAATGTCGTTAACTTGATAACGCTTACCCTTTTTAACAATGATAGTTGGAAGTGAAGGGAATCGTTTAAAGCTACCACTTCTCTTGTCTCTTATTCTCGCAGCAACTTCGGTTGAAGTATTGCCGACACCTTGCGGATTTCCTGCACCTGCATCGTACATGTAACCTTCTAGGTTACTTACTTTACCGTCAATAAGAATACCACCAGCAAATCTCTGTGTGTCACCTAGCGAACGTGTAAACGATGCTGCTGTTTGTGTGTATGGCGATTTAGTTTGGATCTGTCCGTCTGGGTCAAGAACTTCCATGAAACCACCATGATCTTGACAAGTAAATCCACTAATAAATGTTGCGTTGTTCATCAACAAGATGTCCATATCGCGGTTGTTTAGTGCAGGACTGTTAACGTCTTCTGGATCTGATAGATAATGATAACCATATTCAACTGCATCGATACTGATAATATATGTTACAAGATCTGTTACAGTTTCAAAATCTCCTGCATAGTCTGCATATTTTCTAACATTGTAATCTGGACCAATTTGGAATTCACCTTGACAAGCAATTAATGCAAACTCGTTAGAAGTGTCAGATGCTTGCACTACGCCTCTGGCGCCTGTCAAGTCTTGAATAACAACATCGCCTTGTGCTAATGTCTGTACGGTGTTAAAAGTAAGGTATTGTTTCTTTGTACCAGCGTTGCCGTCGTATGCTCTATCTCTACGGAAGTATGTTTTAGCCCATGGAGATTTTGAAATTGCATCTTTCGGACGTAGAATAACACGTCTAAAGTGATCACCACTTACAGATACGTTTTCTGCCATACGAATCGGATAGTCTTCTTCGTACTGACCTGATTCAATGAGTAGTGTGATCTGAACATCTTTAACAGAGTTACCATACTCAACTTCGTCACCTGGTTGGAAGTTAGCTTCAGGAGTTAGCAATTCAAAACGTATAATATCACTTTGTGCAGGTGCACCGCGCTGTGTGTAGTTTAATATTTTACCACGAACGTCACGACCAGTAATTAAACGTGTTGAAATAATTTTACCTGGAATAATATTGTTATTGTTAAAGTCTGCATTATCAGTATTATCACCTGCTTGGTCAACACCTGTGCCTTTGTGATCTAACTGAATGTCATAAACATTTGGCTGTCCAACTACAGGTTGCGGCGGAATAACTACCTTTGCTGCATAGTCTGGACCGTTGTACGTAATGACTTGACGATAAGGCCCTGTCATTTGTTGCTTGCCTGGACGAGCTACCGGATCGTAAGGTATAACAAAATCACGAGCAGGATCCATATCAATACGGTCAAAGTCGTCTAGTGTAATACTTGCATCACCGTAAATAACACGTTCGGCGTATCGTGCAGCATGTCCTACTGTTTTAAATGCATTAGCAAAAGAACGACCAATCGACTCTGGCGGCACATTGACCATATTATCGTCGCCACTATTCCAACTTACATAAAGGTTAACTTTAGAGTTTGGAGCAGTTTGGTCAACATAGTATTTTGATGCTGCTAATAAATCTTGTGCAAATACATCAGTAACATGTGTGTTTAGCGCACCAGTAGTAGAAGCAGTTAAAACATCTAAAGGACTCATGCTCCATTCTGTTAAATTGCCGTCGATTACTTCTACTTTTACGCTGTTAGTAACTGGAAATCTCACAGTAGCAATAGCACCAGTATTTGCTTGGATAATATTTTCATCTGCTTCTAGTGTAACTGGATCGTTTAGTAGTAATGTAAATCCGTTAGGCGCACCGTCTCCGCTTAGTTCACCTGGGTGATCAGCAAGCTGCAAATAGCCTGTCATTGTGTCGCCGCTTCTGCGTACTACGCTTTCGCGTGGCATAGCTTCGTCTGCGTTAAATAATCCTTTTAACGATTTGTCATATTCTGCATCTTGCAAGTAAATATTGCCAACAGAGTTAAATCCGTTTACAAAATTAGCCTTGCCTTCTTTTGCAAATTCTCTACTAGTGTAAAGCACAATAATGTCTTCTTCAAAGAACACTTCTTCAGCATTGGCATTATAGATAGTTAATGGAGATACTGCTGTATCAACCCACGAAACACCGTCAACTGATGTTTCTATTGTTCCTGCACTTACATTAAAGTTTCCTACAATATCTCTAATATATACGTTAGCATCATTTGTTACATTTTGTGCAACAATACCTTCAGCTGCACTTGCAAGCTGTCTTATTCTTAAACCCCTTGTTAGGTTAACAACACCTGTTAGTGCAAATTTAAATGCAGTATAGCGAGGAACTCTCATATAGTAAGTAAGTGAATTACTAAATCCTTCTGCGTTACCGATAAACTTAACTGCCTTTGCATCTTCATCACCTGCAAAGCCGTGATTAGCAATAGTAATCTTTCCGTCTGTAAGAGAATCAATTGCAAAAATAGGAGCACCTGTAGGTTCGGAGCGTAAACCTAACTCGCCGCGCATCTTATCTTGACCAATTTCTATGTAGTTTGCATCAGCAAAGCCTTTGTCGATAACTATGTCAGATGCACTGTAATTTGTATTGTAAGCATTATTAACACGTCTAACCATACGCTCTGTTGTGTCTACACCAACAATACCGTATTCATATCCTTGACCGCTGCGACCGTGTAGTGTTCCGCCTAGTTCTGGAGTACTATCTAATATAATGTTTGCTGCTGTATTTTCAATAATAATAGCACCCAACTCTGAGTCAAAGTTGACATTGATACCTTGGCCAGCTGCGCCCTTTAGTGTTTTAAACTGTAGTACATCAGTTCCGCCAACGTTAGTTACAACAGGAATTTTATCCTCTTGCCCTATCATTGTAGTCGGTGTATCAGCTAGGTCAACGAAGCCAATTGCGCCGCCTTGTCCTAAGAAACCGTAGATCTCATTAAAGTTTTGGTTTACTTTATTAAAGGATTCACGTAAACTATCACCAGTTCCGTCATTGCCCTCAACACCAATATTAATCTCGCGTCTTGCCATCTTTATTTGCTCCGTTAAATTGCTGGGATTGCCAGCTTGTCTATATCAAAATTTACGCTTATTCCGCATCCACATGCTGATTGAGCGTTAGGATTAATGATTTCAAACATTGAACCCATAATATCTTTTTTGTAATTTATTTCTGTTCCAACAAGAAACATAATACTTGCTGCACCAATTACAAATGTACAGTTGTTGTCTGTTTTTAGAACTACATCATTATCATCAACTTCGGTTGGAGATGCTATTGTGCCCCATTCGTATTCAAATCCTGCACAGCCACCGCCTTTTAGGTTAAGTGTAACTGCATAGCACTCATTTTCTTCACAAATTGTGTCGATTTGTTTCTTTGCAGTGTCAGTTAGTGTACAGATTGTCATTGAATGATCCTTCTTATGATAGTATTTATTTTTTATTTTTGTAATCTTAATGTAAATATACTTATGCTCTTAGAACAATACACAGAAAAAAATAAGTATACTCGAAAGTCAAAGAACGGCACAGAACACGTCTATTACCGTAATAAAACTTATATCAAGTTGCGGTGTGATTGCTGTATGGAAGCCTTTGTACGTGCAAAGTCAGCAATGGATCCTAAACGTCTTAGTAATTCCTACTATCACGTATGTAAGAACTGCGATAGTAAGAAATTTGCACAAGAACGTGGATTAGAAAAACGAAAGATATGGACAATGAAAGTTGATAGCTTAATAGATATCAGTATGCTATGAGTTGCATACGTAAGGCATCAACGACCTTGTGTGTAAATAGGTTTTGTTCTTTTTAATTATACTGCTGATCTTTTTTATTTCATCTAGAGAATCATTTGCTGCAATTTTAGCGTGTAGGTCTAAGTATTGCGCATCTAAACTTGAGTCTATATTCATATTTAAATATTGATTAACGTAGTGTGCAATCGATCTATGTGCTTCTACAGTAGGATGCCCGTCTGGAACTACTTTTGATTCCCAGGGTGCAAAAAAACTATAGCTTTTAAATTTGCCTTCGTCTACGTATCTATTAATATCATGTATTAACATTTTAGGATGTGATATTACTGAATTCCAGTCTGCTGGTATTTTAGAAGATTTATATCTACTCCAGTCATCCATAGTCAAGAAGTAATAATCAATATTTGCAGCTTCTAATATTTTTGCTGCTGCACATACATAATGATAAGTTTTAAATTTTAAATAATCTTCGTTCCACCAGTCAACATTCTGTTCGATGAAATCGCCTACGTAGTATCTATTTCCGGCTGCATCCCAACGTGGTGTTTGGTTAGGCTTCCAATAATCGAATCTTGGCCAGCTTGACCATTGTAGTATAACTTTTGTTTCACCTGGCACAAACTTTGATAAGTTTTGCATCATATTAAAAAATATGCGCTCGTTTCCTGCGCCAGATTCTGATACATTAAACGACTCAGTGTTACTCATTACAAGCAAGTCAGCCCATGTAGGCCAATAGTATGAACTATAAGAACACCCGTCGATATAAAGTTTCATTAATTAGTCTTCGCTTTTCCAAATAGTCCAAGCGCCGTAAAAAATTGCAGCATATGCAATTAAGTCTACTGGCACTAGTATCATAGCAACACCTGTTGCAATCAATACAGCACCATCTAGTGATGTTCGTTCAGTTAATCTTTTTGTAATCCAGTTAGTCATGTCCTAGTCTCCTTACCTGTCTTTCTAAATATGCAACTCTTGATTCTGTTGCACGTAGTTTATCTTCAATGCCAGTTACATACTTTTGCGACGGTATTGTGTGTTGAGTTCCGTCCTCACCTAATACAGTCATTGTATCAACGCCTTGACCTCGCAGTCCGCCTAATACTCTATTAGGATTCTTTTCAAATTTCGATTGGGTCTGGCTCGGCGACTTTTTGCCGTACATTCGATTCAAATAGCTCATTGTTGTTCTCCATACTATATTTATATAGTCCGATACTTGCTAGATTTTTTGCCTTAGCTTCGACCATAATATCTGCCCACTCTAAGTGTGACAACGCCCAGTCATTAACTGCACTATTCCACATGTAATCACTATGCGCTCTTAGTTTCGCTTTTTTGTAGCCTTGTTCCGTAAGCGCCGCAAAGTCCGGTCTTTGTGTTGCTGAGTGACCGGAAAGAAGATCTTCTCTACTGCAACTATAATGCATAGCAGGCCGAACACCGCGCCAACTAGCAATAACACGTTTGATCCTGTCGTCATTTCTATCAATATATTCTCCTTCGCGACACCAGTGGTGGTGGATGTCTAGCACCAGAGCGAGATCGTCTGCAAGCTCAAGACTGTCTTCGAGTCCCCATTTGTTTTCGTCGTTTTCGATTGTAATACAGTTTCTTGCCTCCGGTGAGAGACGTTTAAGCGCGGCTTTGATACCGGCTGGACCTTGGCGGCCTGAGATGTGTACGTTGCACTTAAAGTCTTGGAATGTGCGTCCGTAACCCATATAGCGGATGACATCGGTGTGATATTCAAATTCTTCTATGCTCCTCTCGACAATTTCGGGATTGTCACTAGCAAGAACGGTAAACTGACCAGGATGCATACTAAGTCTAACATCAAGTTTTCTTGCAAGCTCTCCGACTCTAGCAAATGCTTTTTCGCAATACGCTCGAACATCAGGTTGCTGCCAATAGTAAGTCCAATCACGCTGAGTGTAAACAGGAAGAACATCACTACCAAGTCTAACCATTCGTAACTCATACGGCAATCCTCCTACGTATTCAATTAAATTATAGTACGCTTGAATATTGTGTACCATAATATCCCACAAACGCTGCTCTGCAATATCTCGAGTCTGTCTGTTAAGCCACTGTACTGTTGTACTTTTTGTATTTAGTGGCCGTTGGATTTCTTCAAGCAGTTTTTTCTTTTGTGTTTGATCTGGATGCATGTACTTACATGCAAAGCCTATACGTTTTGTTACCATTTTCTATAACTCCCATCGAGTTCGTGTGTGCCTGAATTATGTATTGCCCACGCTATACAGTTGTACCATGCATAGTGAGGGTGCTGCCTAAGTTTTTTATACCATTGTATACATAGTATAACACGTTTTCTAATGAGTGTCAAGTTCGTATTCAAAGTTCTGACAATCCATATGTTTGTTCAAAAACTTTGCACCGTTCTTTAAATGAAAGTTTTTAGCCATTTCTGTTAAAGGACTTAGGGTAACAAACTTGTGTACTTTTAGTTTAGTCTTTTGAATATGTTCTGCAACAGCAAACACAATATCTCTTCCTGCGCCTCGATCATAACTCCAAACTGTATAAAATACTGCAACACTAGAACCAAGATGATTCATGTCTGCTTCACATGTAGGAATTTCGTCTGTGTAAGCTACACAGATGACCGCTCGTAGCTGTTCGAAACTCTCGTCTGAGTATAGTCCGTATACTTCACGACGACCGTTTAGACGCCATTCTGCGCTAATATGCGGACGCACAGGATCGTCCTTGATTACTTCTTTTACAATATGTTCATTTAATTTTAATAACATTAACTACTTTCTATTTCCAGTGTTCCTTGCACCAGGGGTCTATACAATTATGCGGGTTCGGATCTCCATGAAATACTGCAACACTTGTCTGCGACAATATTTCTGGATCACCTGGTGTCATAAAGTTACGTACACCTTGTTTGTCTCTTGCCATAGCGGGCTTTTTACGCATTTCCCACTTGTAACTTTGTATCCATTCGTCTGGCCAAAACTTAAATGCTTTGTCCTTTGTTTTAAAAAATATCCAATCTTGATCGCCGTGCATACGTCTTATTCCGCTGTTGGGGTCTTTTTCAAAATCTCTCCATACTTGTGGATGCTGTCCTGTGTTTAATCTAAACACACTACTGTTCATTCGATCCCAACTAGGAATAGAACACCGGTTGAAGTCTCGAATAATACAAAAGGCATCAGGTTCGTATGTCCAGAGATAATCAATATTTTTAAAAACAATAACATCTAGATCAAAGTATAATATAGTTCCATTGACCGGAAGTTCTGGATTAAAGAAATAAGGTTTGTACCACCATCCTTTAACTCCGTTAGTTTCCGGTAAAGGAAATACATGTACTGCTGGATCGATGCCTGTTGCATCTTCTGTAAAACATGCAAACTTAAAATCTATTGTACTATAACGCTTGGTCATTCTGTACAACGTATTTACATACTCACTAGTATACTTTCTTCCATGCTTTAAGCATACGACCCAACGTTCCATAAATTACGCCTCGTAGATTGCCGAGTTCGCACCATGTTCTGCACATTCTACTCGTACACAATAGCAACGGTTGTCGCTCATTTTACGCACAAGATTGTCTGCAAAGTTAAATGCGTGTTCTGCAAACTTCTCTGCACCTACACCATCCATAACAACAATTTCTGCTAGGTCAAGTTCTTGTAGTTCCATAAACTTTTCTAAGTATGGATCGTTTTTATCAATTGCAGTCTTGTGATCGAAGTTATCTTCCAACCACTTCTTCAAAGGCTTTAGTCCACCAAAGTCTACTGCCCAGTTCTTATGATCTAATTTGTTACATCCAAATGTAAATGTAAATGCTAGACTGTAACCGTGTAGCAAATGACAGTGTGAATGATCTGCGTTAGGTTGACGGAACACCGCTGATAGTCCGATGTTGTGTCCGTAATGTTTTGTTGAATAATATGCCATTTCTAGTCTCCTGTTTTAGTAGCAAGTATAACGGCAGCAGAGTATTTAGAGTGGGATGACGCTAAGACCACTTATTAAACTATATATTAACATATATCATAAACTTTGTCAATATCTAATCTTTCAATATTACTTAGCGACCATTCTTTTGGACGTTTCCAGTCTTGGTTAGCAAGTATAATGAATTTCTTATATTTGTATACTTCTGCAAGTTTTGCAAAATGAATAATCCAGTATCTCGGATCTACTGCACGATGATCTACTTTATTGTAGTTCTCTGTACCTTTGTATACGTTGTTATGTTTGTACTGTCCTTCACCTGATCCCCAGAGATCAAAGCCTAATACATATATTTTTTTATGATGTGTCTGGCAAGCGACTAGTTGTGCAAAGTTTCCACTGCCCCAATGAAAGGGATCGTCGTGTCTCTTGTCGCCTTCGTATGGAAGTTTTGGCACAGACTTTACATTGGGGTACTTAACTGCAAAGTATTTTACCCAATTGTCTCTAGTGTATATGTTACCTTTGAATTCTGCTTGACATGCTTCTATTACCATTCGTCTGTCTACACATACTAATTCGTCAACATGAAAATCTCTGTAAACTGCATTGCAACCTACCTTGTGCATGTTGATTTTATCTATGTCAATTCCAGATCGGCTTTCACCGTTACCAATTAATAGCATACAACTATTTATTGCGGGGCTCTACTATGAGTAGAATATTGTCAAACGTTTGTGATTTTTCTTGTGTGAAGATTAGATAGTTGCATACGAAATCACCTGTCATGCTCACACGGTATCTTCCACCTTCATGCATATCATCAGGAACTTCCATATGCCAACTGTTAGGAACTTCCTCGCCTGGACGAACATTGCGGAGATATTGTTTTGTAAATGCATCTAGTCTATGCGAGTGTGATCCGTCTTCTGCATATGCTACACCGTATACGCTAGTACTATTGCATTCGTGCTTTTTATATCCAACCATATAAAACTCAATATCTTTTTCGTTTGTAATTGGATTGTTTGTTATTTCAATCATAATATCTTGGAATACAAATGCATTTTTAAAACTTAGATAAGCAACTCCGAGACAAATAATAGTAACTAAACTAATTGCACTTATGATGTTTAAAATTCCTTTAACTATCATTTCTCTTAATTTCCTTTTCTAACTCGCTTTGTATTATAGCATTAATATTCCTAAATTCCGAGCGAACACTGTTTAAATTTTTTGTAGCTCTTCCAAGTGTTCTAACAAGCTGCCTAATAGTAAATATTGTCCAGAACCACCAGACTACTGCTGTAACAGAAAACAGACCCAGGCCAACATAAAACGCTGTGTCAAAATCTATTATTTGTAATGATACTAAAAGTATGGAAATTAGTAGAAATACAGGCGGCAATATTCTTGCATACAACTCCCATATTTCTACTTGTCTTTCAACTCTATCTTTTTTTGTGTTCTCCATACTGTATTTATTCTACAGTATGCATTTGTGATATTACGCTATTTTTAGCAATATTGTATCAGGATTGCAACGTCCGTTAAGTTTTGTATCAGTAGTCGGAATGTCATCTAAGAACTTGCGCAGTGCTACCTTACCTGCACCTTTGAATTCTTTCAACTGTGCTTCTGGCTTGCGTAGTGTCTTTTGGATACTTTGTGCTTCATCAAATCCTATGATTGTAGTACCCTTGACCTGCAAGCCACTCCCTGCTCGACCCATACCTTTGGGATCAATGTTCTTAGCAATATATTTGCCTAGCTTGCGTGTCTTGGTATTAAATACCCACAACTCGTTTGCACTAATAATATCTACAGGGTTAATACTTGCAAGTTTATACTTGTCGTCTGTCTTAGCGTACTTCAGCTTTTCAACTAGCTTGTCTGCACTCTTAGGCTTAGCCTTGCGCGGCGCACGAGTTGCTTTTGCTGTATCAATTACAAAGTCTAGTGATTGTATCAAACCTTCAATAGCACTTACAAACATCTTAATTTCTGCTTTCTTAAGATGCGCATATCCTTCTTTAAGTTGTGCCCACATGTCTGCTTCGTGTTCAGTCATCTTCTTTAATTGACCAGCTGTAGGCATACGCTCTAGGTCTTTGAAGTCAGCAATTTCGCCTTCAAAGAAGGACTTGATCTTACGAGCGTGTGCTTGCGTAACTCCTTGCTTTTGAAAATGCTTTTTAAAGTCAAAACCTTTTGGATCAAAGTTCTTACGATCATTGAACCAGCCATCTAACCATTCGTCAATTGCTTCGCTTTGTAATAGAGCTTGATCTCGGATGCGTTCTTGGATAGTAGGAACGTATACGTTCTGTTTGCTCGCCGCGTCTTCTTGCACTTCTGCAACAATTGCATTGCCTTCTTTAATAATTCGTTCTAGTTGAGGCTTGAGCCATGCAGTTACGGGCTTCAACTCGCCCGATGTACCAGGAAGACTGTCCCAGTGCTGTGCGTGTTTAGGATTAAGGTCTGGCATACCGAGACGCAACAATTTACAAATGTATCCAACAGTTACATTTATACCGCGTTTCTTTACAGCATCAATATCTGCCTTGGCGTAATCGTTTTCTTTCATCCATGCTAAGGTGTCTGGAAGTAAGTCACTAGCTTTAAAGTTTGCATACAAGTCGGCTTTGTAATCTCGTACTCGCTTGTGGTAATCTGCACCACTCCAATTTTCCCAATTTTCAAAATCATAAACATTTTTTTTGTTTTTTGCGATTGGTGCTAGACGTACTTTTTTACGCGGTGCCTTGATGCCGATGCCTTTTGCCATTTAACTTACTCCTAAGTTTTAATTTATATTACTTATTATATAGCAATGTAAATAAAATGTCAACCTATATTGGTCCTACTTCTTGGATTCGAACCAAGCCTCCAAAATCCACAATTTTGTGTGCTAACCACTAACACTAAAGTAGTACGTTTAACCTACGATTTCGATATCTACGCTTTCGCTGTAATACCCGTTGCTTGTACCGTACCAGCGAATATCTACACTACCTTTCATAGTTCTGAAACGGTAGTATGTCCAAGTTTCGCTTTCACTCCATTCGTCATCTTCATATTTGCTTTCGCCGTCGTAGTTGCTTACTTCCTCAACCAACAGCAAAGGAGTTCCTACTAAGTCATCCAAGTCACCTACGATGTCTTCAATGCTTACACTCTCGCAACAATCTTGGGCGTGATACATACGCACATAGTGATCTTCAGTCAAGTGGAAGCGAAGTTCGTAATCATCAAGATTTACTACTTTGCAAAGAATTCGTCCTTGCAAATCTTCAAACGATTTTACTGGATCTTGTAAATGGTTATATGTTGCGTACTTGCTCATCTTGTTCTCTCTACTATAAATGGTGCTAGAGGACGGATTCGAACCGCCGACACCCTGGGCTTCAACCAAGTGCTCTACCAACTGAGCTACTCTAGCATGGCAGTCCTGAAGGGACTCGAACCCCTAACCTACACGTTCGTAGCGTGTTGCTCTAATCCATTGAGCTACAGGACTAAACTGGTAGTAAATGATAGAATCGAACTATCTCTTCAGGCTTATGAGACCCGAGTCCGGACCACCGGATTTACTATGGAGTGCATGACAGGACTTGAACCTGCATAAAACGGATTTGCAATCCGGGGCCTAACCATTCAGCTACACATGCACATGGCTGGGGAGGAAGGATTCGAACCTTCGGTACACAGGATCAAAACCTGTTGCCTTACCGCTTGGCTACTCCCCAAAACTTGGTGGACTCTCTGGGATTCGAACCCAGGACCTACCGATTAAAAGTCGGTTGCTCTAACCAGCTGAGCTAAGAGTCCATGGTGGGGAAGTGTGGTTACGCTCCACTCCCGGTAAAAGACGAGTTTTACAGACTCGCTGCGGAAACTATCCGCTTTACTTCCCCTTGGTTGCTGTGGGTAGGATTGAACTACCGACCTAAGAGTTATCAGCTCTTTGCTCTACCACTGAGCTACACAGCATTAATTTGGCACCGGTGGAGAGAATCGAACTCCCTTCGCGCAGTTTTGGAGACTGCCGCTCTGCCAATGAGCTACACCGATATAAAACTTTTTCCTTCTTCCATAAAAAAACCCCTACTAATATCGCTACTAGCAGGGGTGTGTTAAAATAACTTTTCTTAACTACTACGTCAAGACACACTCCTGCCTTCGCTAAACCAGCGAATGCAATATTGTTGAATATGTTTCATCATTGTAGTCATTTCTATTTCTCTTTGTTTAATTCTTTGTATAACTTAATATACTATGTTATTTATCATCTGTCAACCACTATTTGACAATTTAGACAGAAAATTTAGTTTGGTATCCCGTAGGAGAATCGAACTCCTCTTTCCTGCGTGAAAGGCAAGCGTCCTAACCGATAGACGAACGGGACAAAAAACGGAAGTAAAAAAGCAAGTAATGAACTAGACAATGTGCATTAAGGTACTTCGCATCGCGCTTCACCTTCCAAGCAATCTACAATAAGCAACATGCAGAGGGCTTGTTTATTTCCAGCAATCAAAGTGCAACTGTTCTGTAAATCTGGAGCATACAAGCACGGAGACGTTTCAAGCGTCCTGAGCTATAGTTGTTGTTTAATTTCTAGTAAACTAGAAACACGTAACAACACGGTTGTCCATCCTCATCTCAATTTTACTTCCGGGTAGTTTTACTAAACTACCAAAACCTCTTAGAGGATGCCTGCTCGTTCTAAGAAACGTGCTGTTTCCTCATCCAACTCAATTTCTGTTTGAACATTAAGCTCAAGCAGTGTATCCTGCAACTTCTGCTTCTGACGCTTCAAGTCAGCAACAGTGCGTTTAAAATCTTCCACTTCTGCCTTGGTAAAGATTGAAGTGTCCACAGCTTCACGACCGTACCCGTAACGATCTTCCTTGCCGTCTTTCAACTTGGCAATCTTACCTTCAATAACAGCATCACTTAGACGAGCTGCTTTTGTAGCGTAGGTGTTGTTGAACTGGATTTCTTTCTCCAAGTGTGCAACATCTGCTAGCAAATCGTTAATGCTTTCATCAGCATTTGCACGAGCAACTGCTTTGCGGATAGCGTATAGCGCACCCACTAGCTTGTTGCGTGTTGCACTGTGAGTTATGAATACATCACGCACAGCATCGATCTGAGCAGAGTGATCTTCAAACTCGTTAACGCTTACTGATGTTTCGAAAGTCAAACCTTTGATCATTTCGTTGATGCTGTTCTGTACAGCGTTTGCTTTGCGTAGTGTAATGTTCATCTTCTTTTCCTTTGTGTATGTGTATATTATACAGTATTTTACTGCTTTGTCAACTATTATTTTAAAGTGGCATCAGCTTATTCTAGTCATTTGTTAACGGGCCCAGCTGCCTTCAAGCTACTATGTAGCTTCTTTTTACACCTACGTGGGTAACTAGAATTGTTTTTATTCCCACTCTTCAAAATAAACTTGGCGGAACCGACGAGACTCGAACTCGCGACATCCTGCGTGACAGGCAGGCACTCTAACCAACTGAGCTACGGCTCCAAATATGGTAGGACGTAACGGGTTCGAACCGCTGACATTTGCCGTGTAAAGGCAACGCTCTACCAACTGAGCTAACGTCCTATGGCGGAAGCGGTGGGATTCGAACCCACGGAACCTTGCGGTTCGCTAGTTTTCAAGACTAGTGCCTTCAGCCAGACTCGGCCACACTTCCTAATTGGTAGCAGGTGTTACACCCGCAATAAACTTTTAAAACTGGCAGTCCAACATGCACTCTTTTAACTTATCCGCCCAGGTCATTCGACAACGATAAGTACCAGTTAATTTGGAGCGGGAGAAGGGAATCGAACCCTCGTAGTAACGTTGGCAACGTTCTGCTCTACCATTGAGCTACACCCGCAATATATAAACGTATAGGCTCCTACTGAAAGTGCTATACAAACTCACCTACACTTTGTTTAACTTGCTCGCTCTATGAGCGTTGTAGGCTTAACCGCAATATGGTGTCAATCGAGGAGTCGAACCTCGCCGCAGTAGGTGACATGACGCCTGTAGTGTCTGTTACTGTTAGCGAACCCGCATTGACATATATGGTGGAGGTTACCGGGATCGAACCGATGACCTATTGCTTGCAAAGCAATCGCTCTCCCAACTGAGCTAAACCCCCGTTATTGGTCGGAGTACAAGGATTCGAACCTTGGACCCTCTGCTCCCAAAGCAGATGCGCTACCAGGCTGCGCCATACTCCGTAAATTAGTTTAAGCAGTTTTGCGTCCTACTTAGGACGGCCAGTCTCCTGGGCACCATTTGCTCAATTGTTTTACAAGGGGAACAAAACCCTTAAACTTGGTGCCCAATGAGGGACTCGAACCCCCACGCTTTCGCACTGGTACCTAAAACCAGCGTGTCTACCAATTCCACCAATTGGGCAATAAGATTCTAAAGGCTTAACTTGTCCCTACTAGGCAACAAGTGCTAAAGAATCATTGTATGGTGCCGCAACAAGGATTCGAACCCTGGACCTACTGATTACAAATCAGTTGCTCTACCAACTGAGCTATTGCGGCGTTATCTTCTTACTCTGCAACTAGGACAAAAATCATCGTGTCCTAGTTCAGTTTTACATTCACTACATGTTTTCATATAGTACTTATTCGTCGTTGTTGACATCTTCAACAATATTGAGTTGATAAGAACGAATAATTTGTTCTTCTAAGTCGTTCTTATTAAACTCACCCGATTCAAGTCTACGTAGTGCATCAGCTGCACTTGAGGCTTGCTTAGATCTAACTAGATAAGCACATACACCTACTAAGTCTGTTCTGTTGATGCCTGTTGCATCCATTGCTTCTTCAATAAAGACTCGTCCCATGTGTGTAACCTTTCATGCGTTACTGTTTCTATACATTAAGTATAACACCTACACCGTAGATGTCAACCTGTTAAATGGAGCGGGTGACAAGGATCGAACTTGCGACGAACAGCTTGGAAGGCTGACACTCTACCACTGAGTTACACCCGCATATTGGCTTTCCAGCTACCTTAGGAGTTTACCCTATAGTGTTTCACTTTACGCTATGACAGCTTTTAACTGAGAGATCATAGCAACTAAGACTGGAAACTTGGCGGAGCGACTGGGAGTCGAACCCAGTGACCGTTTGCACGGTCTACAGATTAGCAATCTGCTGCATTACCATCCTGCCCCCGCTCCGTAAACATATCCCCGATTTATCAGATTCGTTGCATCAGCTATACTGTATGCAGGATATGTTTAAACTTGGCTCCCAAGGACGGGCTCGAACCGCCGACCCAGTGATTAACAGTCACTTGCTCTACCAACTGAGCTACTTGGGAATAAACTCTACTTACAACTACACTGTTTGCAGACTCGAACTGCGGTTGCCCGTCGGCAAATGAGGACCACCTCACGAACGGAATCGAACCGTCTACCTCCCATTATTCACAGTGTATGTGTAAGTAGAGTTTTAGTGATGTATGTTGGTAGCATACATCTTCTACTTACATCTCCTATCATCGCTTGCGCTAAGGAGCGTAAAATTTTCTATCTAAATTGTCAAAGAGCGTGTAAACATTGCTGCTTACTGTTTATACAGTGTAACAAATAATCTTGTACTTGTCAACCTGTTTGTTTAATCTTTCTAGCAACTCTAAACTACTGTTCTTTGTTGCTATGTGTTTATTATAGTGTATTACTTAGTGCCTGTCAACTATTATTTTGCCTAATCATAAAAAAAGCCCCTAACATTTCTGCTAAGGGCTTTTAAAAATCTTGTAGTATGTTCTACTTAACTCTTACAAACCCCGCAGGCATCCGCACCCGGATTACTTGATCCGACTGTCGAATATTCTACTGATGTTAGTACGAGTTTCATTGAACTTACTTTTCCTTTTGTTATAGTTTATTTATCATCTTGAACAAAAAACTATCTGTTTATGAGTTTACAATACGTTCGTAAATCTCTTTCCAATTGTTTACTCGAGCAGCATTGCCGCTGTAGTCTTCGTTGTGATCATGAGCAATTAGAATACCATCTAGTCCCATGCTAATACCACAGTCTACGTTTTGTGGCTTGTCTTCAATCCAGTAACAACCTGTGTCACGATACTGTTCGAGTACATCATCCTTGTCAGCACCGGTATCTAAATAAATGTACTTTTCAAATACGCTGTCTCCAAACATCTCACGCAAGTTCTTAGTACGCAAATGTTGCGAATAATCATCATTGCTCAAACTAGTAATACAGTGGAAGATGTAACCGTGTTCTGCATGTAGTTTCTTGACATAGTGAATAGCATCACGCAGTGGCGGAAGTTTACGAATCCAGGCACTTTCGTTAAACATACGTACAAGACGCATTGTTTCAGCACGATCTAGTCCGTACTTGATGTCCATTTGATAGTTACCAGTTTCTACAATTGTATAACCATGTCGCTTCATCCATTGATCAAACGCATATTCCCAGTCAAACAACACACCGTCTGCGTCAGTTAAAATACATTTATTTTTCATATAGTGCCTCTTTCTATTGCCTTATTATGTTTATATTATACAATAGAAAGAGACTGCTGTCAACCTTTATTATACCATTCTGTTTCGTATTCTTCTACAATGTTTACTGCATTAATACGATCATAACGGAAACTGCGCCAACCTTTTGCGTTTACGTCCCACACACTTACAACTGCATCTGATATCTCGCGAACCTTCTTTTGGCTCATTGCATCTGTTTTAGTTGCAGCTGGCTTCATGTCTTCACGTAGCGTACAAGTCATTACACGCTTGTCACCATTGAGTTTAGTAAAGTCAACTACTAGTACGTTTTGTTCCAGTTGGAACTTTAGATCCGCTTTTGTCGGGATCCCCTTTAGTGTTGCTATCGTGTCGCTTACTTCTGTCATATTAGTCTCTCCTATTGCCAAACAACTGTAGCAGGGCAATAAACAAGTTAATGAAGTCTAAGTATAGTGTTAGTGCGCCTGCAACTTCCTGTGAGCGAGTATCACCGCCTTGACTTACAATTTGTCTAATCTTTTGTGTGTCGTAGGCTGTTAGACCCATAAACACAATAATAGCAATTGCACTGATTGCCATTTGCATTACAGTACTGCCGATAAAGATATTAACAATACTAGCAATAATAATTGCAATAAGTCCAACGAACATAAACTGTCCGATTGATGTTAAATCTTTCTTAGTTACATAGCCGTAAATACTCATAGTTAGGAATAAGATAGCCGCACCTAAGAACGCTGTAATAATACTCATACCTGTATACACTACAAAGATAGTAGCAAAGCTCAATCCCATAAGTGCCGCAAAGCCGTGTAGCATCATCTGTGCTGTGCTATAACTAACTTTGTGCATGTTAAAACTAATTGCAAAGATTGCAACTAGAGGTGCAAAAATAACAATGTATTGCATGATGCCTGTAAAAAAGAACTGCATTAGTGCAGGACTAGAACTTACAAGCCAACTAACTATCATTGATGTAATAACTGCTAGTGACATATGACCGTATACACGGTTCATTGCTGTGATAAGTTCGTCTGTTGTTTTCCAAGTTGTTGTATTCATAGTTCCTCCCAAATGCCTAATAGTTCTGCACCAATAAGCAAGAAGCCAGCTGCTACAAAGTTACCTGTAATCAATACAGCACCTGCGGCAATACGAACTACACTTTTTACAAGACTAATATAAAAATGTTTCTTGCTAGGATCTTTAGGCTCTACTTCTGTTTTTAACTTTTTCATTATCGTTTATCCACTACCTTATCTGCAAGGCCCCACTCGACAGCTTCGGCTGCTGAAAGGAACGTATCAAACTTCATAGTTTCTTTCATTTCTTCATAGGTTTTGCCTGCTGTATTGTGTTTGACATACAGTTCTGTTAGACGTTCATTGACTCGCTTAGACTCTTCAAACGCACGTCGATTGTCTTCCATCTCAAGCTCTTGTACATATACCGAACCTGAAGTACCACGTGTGCCTGAGCTTACACGGTGAATCATTGTACGACTGTTGGGCAGTACCATGCGGTTGCCTGCTTCGCCTGCCATAGCAAGGAATGAACCCATTGAACAGGCTTGGCCCATTACAATAGTGTACACAGGACAAGTGATAAACTGCATAGTGTCATAGATAGCAAGACCTTCACTTACAATGCCACCTGGACTGTTGATATACATATAGATAGGTTTATCACGTTCTTGACTTTCCAAGAACAATAGCTGACTACAAATAATACTTGCAGTGTGTTGTTCTACAGGACCGTCAAGCATAATAATGCGGTCTTTAAGTAGGCGGCTGTAAATATCATACGAGCGTTCGCCTTTTTGTGTTTGTTCAATTACTACTGGTACCAAAGGCATCTTATCTCTCCACTATTGGGTTTGTTGAATTTGTATCGTGGTAATCACCGCTTTTGTAATAGTCGCGGGTTGCTGTTTCTTTTACCATAATGCCGTCTCGCAAACGGTATGTTGTGATTTCTCTGCGGACTACACCAGTTGTGTCGCCATCAAAAGCATTTTTAAAAGGTCCATCTGTCATATTAATATCTCCTATCTTTAACTGTACGTTGCACCGGTCCTGGAGTAGTAAATTCCATACCATGTGCATTTCCTACATACGTTTTTCCATTCCAGCGCATGTGTATTTTATTAGTTGCAATGAATGCGTCAAGTGATTCATTTTCACGAATGTTGTCTACTTCAGCTTCAACACTCTGTTCGTTACGAGTATTAGTTAGCATTGCAGTTTTTTCGTATATAGTTTTCATGTTTTTCCTTGTAATTTTAGATTTAAAACAAAGTTCTCTACTAACAGTTTAACAATGATTGCAGCATCTGTCAAGTGATTTCTGTCCATTTCGAGAACATGAGCAGCCATCATTGTTATTGCCTGTTCTTCTGAAATGTTTAGTTCTTTCCAGTCTATCGGATCAGTGATATTAACTTCTTTTGCAAGGTCTATTAATAGCCTTAGCTCATTGTTAGTCGGTTCCATCATAATAATTTTAAATTCCTTCTATCGATAGGGTTACTGAGTTTAGAACAAGGTATACTAATACTAATTCTTTTTTCAAAAGGATCTGCGGCTTGATATGTGTTACTTGGAATAAACAACATGTCTCCAGGTCTTAGTATAGTATCAATAACAACACTTCCTGTTGGTCCCAGCTTATCGTACACCTTCCAAGCAGTTTCTCCCGACACTTGAAGTATAAAATTATCTTCAGTAACACAGTGTATCGGATGACTGTTAGATTTTCCGAGACTACAATGTACATGCATATCAGCTGTTACATTCATGATGTCTTCGATTTTTTTACATACTGCGTGAGTAGCAATACTGTGTACACTGAAATTTTCTAAAACAAGTGTATGACCTTGTTTGACATAATCCATTACTTGTTGCTTATCTGGTATAGCTTTGTCAAACCAGAAGCTGTTCGAATATTTTAAAGGTATCCTAGTAGCTAGTGTCTTATGTATAATACTCGGATTATATTGCCAAGGATTATTAATACAAAACTCGATGTCTTTCCAGTTTACTAATAGATTAGCATCATCTATATAGTCACGTAGCAAAAGAGGTGTATTATCAAGTATTTCCATTATTCCTCACAGTATTAATTTACTCTACAAGTATACTATCATTATGATTCAATGTCAACTATTAATGTTTCGTTACACGAAACAACTCTAAGACTAATCGTCTTATCGTAATATACTTCGTATATGAATAATATCTTAATAATTATTTTATTTCATGTAGATCATTTCAGTCAGACGGAACCTGCTAAGGTCCCATCCAATCTTTGACATACTTCATGTGAGTCGTATCCAGCCAAGACATTTGGAAGCAGGTGTTTTGTTGCATCTCCAAGGACTCTAGTCTTTTCCTTACCTGCACTGACATAGCTTGCGCTACCTATAACCTCGTTCCTAGTGTTATAGTGTTTAGGAGATGTTTGCTTTCGCAAAGGGGTGAACACGCCACACCACCGGCGACGAGCATTACCTCGGCTGGTTCTTGACGAATCGAGCGACCTCGATCAAACGGAGTTCTGATTTGCCTGTGAGATGTGCCTTAGCGTAAGTAATTATGCTGTTGTGTGCCTGAATTATATTGTAGTTAAACTCGTTACCAAGTTCATTGCGACTGCTGTGCCGCTGATTGAACTACCGATCATGATAGCTCTATCGCTCCATACCATTCCTACATATACCCAACAGGCACTTGCAATAAGATATGCTATTTGTCCGTACTGAATATAACCAGCACTGATAAGAAATACACCAGCAACAGCTAGTACAGTTGCAAACCATTTTACATACCAGTCTGGTGTTCCAGTTGGCGTAGTAGGTGTTAGATCCTCTACTTCTGTTTGTAGTTCGGCTAGTTCTTGTTTAAGACGTTTGCGTTCTTTACTCAGTTCCATAGCGAGCTTCGTAGCTCTGCTATTAGTACTTTCTTCGTGGTATTCGTCTTTTGTTAATTCTTCAGCCATACTTAATCCCACAAATTTTCGTAATATTTGCCAAACAGTCTAAAACCGTTGCTCATACGTTCTTGGTGTTTTTTTCTACCTTCGTCGTCTGTCCATTCAAAACGTCCGCCTAAGATTCTGCCATCTTCACTTTCAATATACGGACCGTAATAATCTTCTTCCCAATGGTCGCGATTCTTTTGTTCGAACGCCCAGATCATTTCGTCCATTACCCAATCCCAACGTTCAAAGAACTTAGGATCTACATCGCCACCTTTTGCATACTTGTTCTGTTGCGCCTTAGTAGCACGTAGTTCTTTTGGTACATCTTCCATGTCAACAAACGGAGCACCATGCTTGGTAGCTTTTAACTGTACAAGCATGGGCAAGATAATAGGAGCAAGGGTATGATCCATACTCCAAGTATCCCAGCGGTCTATACGTACCTTTACTTTCTGTGTACGTCTATCAAACCATATCCAGTTAAACACATTGTACACGCTTTGTATAGCGTCCTCGAGTCCTTCTAAGAACGCTTCTTTAAACGGCTGATGCTTGCCCGGGCCTAAACCTTTAGTACCGTACTCCGGCCAGTCCACATAACCATACTTTTTATTCATATGGTTGCTGTGTATGTTGCAGATTAATCTACTTGGATAGCTGCCTATCTTGACTTTCATTTTTTATTCCTCGTAGTACACTTGCCGCTCATACACATAGGGCAGTAGTGTTTGCGATCCTCATGCTCAGTTCCATATGCTATTATGACACTACATCCGTCGCAGAGCAAGGCTCCTCTGCCACCATTAAACTTGACTTGTGCAACTTTATATTTGCTCATAATAATCTACCACCATTACATTTTCTGGTTTGTCAGGAAGTTGGAATGTTTTTGCAAACTCCATTGCTTCGTGTGCGTCTTCAAACAGTTCGGGTTGTATATCCCAACAATTTTCTGTTTGTTTAGTAATATAAATCCAATCGTCTTTACCGTCAAGACAAACCATCACTGCGTACACGCTTTTTCTCCTCGTAATTGTGCATCAACATACTTAACTCATCTACCTTGTTTCCTGTTTCTAATACTTCAGGACATTTAGTTGCTAGTAAGTCTAAATCGTAGTTACCTGGATAGTGACGCAAACAGTAGTATGCTTGCTGGCGTACTTCTTTAGGAACACGAGGAGTTTTCTTTGGATCCATTAGATCTTTTAAGAACTCTTCTGTTCGCTTTACAGCATTGTAGCGTTCGTATGGTAATGTCATTTTAAATTAATCCATAGTCCAATCTGTGCAAATGCATAGCCTATCCAAATCATACCGTTAGGGATAGAACCCTTGTACCATTGCATCAATCCAACTGTGACGTAACCAATGCCTGTGGTTGCTACAATTATTTTTTCAATCATGATAGTCCAGTAATAAGTTGATAGTTGTCCCATGCCTTTTGTTGTGCAGGAGTATGTTCTTCTGTTGGCACTACACAGTCTAACCAGTAGTAGCGCATACGAGCAGGATGAGCGCCGAACTGACGTGGCTGATGTAGTTTACCAGTCTTATGCAAGCTGATCAAAATATCACGCATTGCAGCTTCATAGTCTTCTAGGCCCGCCCATTCGGGATGACTGAGTCCACCATACAAGTAACCCTCCCAGATACCATTCCAGTGTTTGTCATTGTTTGGATCAATATCTGTGCGAGCAACAATGACTAGCACATCTTCAATGTCTACCTTTCCCTCAAGTATATCTCGCATACAGCGACTTAAACTTAATCCAACTTTCATAAGTCATCAATTCCTAATTTAGTAATTTTGTCAATAAACACTTTGAGTGTGCGATTGTCATCTTGTAGCATGTAACGTACACGCTCATCGTCTTTCAAATATTTTACAAGAGCTCGTCCACTATCATCAATAACTTCAAAACGATTTACGCCACGCATTGCTTGATAGTCTTCACCATCGCCGATAGCATTGTGCAGTGCCATAAAGCCACAGTCCATACCACGTGCGTACATACCCGGATCAAATCCAAATACATTGTACATCACATAACGATAACTGCCGCGATCTTTTAGCTCACCTTGATGTAGGCGTTTGCACACAGCGTAGAAAGCATCTTCACGCTCTGTTTCGCTTAGACTGTTCCACCAAGCGTCATTGTCGGCTTCGTACTGTTTGCGATGCTTTTCCATCTCTTGTCCAATGTCGCTTAGTTTTTGCAGAGCAGCTTCACGTTCGTTCATCTTAACCTCTTTTGTCATACTACTAGTATAATTTCAAAAGGTTAAGTTGTCAACTATTGATTAACGTAATCTGGAAATTGTTTTGCAAAATCAACGGCATGCTCATCTAATTCAAAGTGAAAAGTATGTTCATACACATTTGTATAAGAACTAAAACTCCACTGATGCCGTTCGCAATTGCGGCGACACCATTCCTTGCCGCGAGTATCTAAGTCGCTGTGAAGCCGGACACTATGTCCAGGCTTCCAGCTATTCTTGTAGTCAAATTGTTCTTGAGGGGTCATATTAAATTACCGTGTGTTCGTTAGAGTTTGGGTTGATTCCAAACTTTTGTACACATAGGTCAACTACTGCATCTGGGATAACGGTATCCATTACAGTATTAGGAACCCAAATTCCTTTGAGATTTCCGTCTTTTCCGACGATTAGTCCATAGTCTGTTTCTGATAGTGATTGTTTAAATTCTAGTTCTATATTTGAATGACTCATAATATTCTCCTAAGTTGTAAAGTCAGCTTACTTCGGTATACTCGTGTTCTACAAATTTACCGTCTTGGATCTTAAATACGTCTACTTTACCACTACTACGGACGTAGGAGCGGCCACCGTCAATCATCTTGCCTTCAATTACTTTGTAATCATGTCGATGCTGACTGTAATAGTATTTACCATCAGCATCTTCTATCATTCCAAATTCAAAATTTTCTATTTGATCTGCATTAGTAATCATAATAGATGCATTGTCTGAAAAGGGATTCTGATACAATGCAAAGTAGCGATTACCAAACTGCGGATGCGGAGTAGCACGATAGAATACATCAGCTGCAAATTCAGCATGTTGTTGAATTGCTGTAGTACAAACGTACTTAACTTCTACACCGTCTTTTTCACTATAAATCTTTTCTACTTCTGCTGTGTTAAACAGCGGCTCGTGCTGTATATTCATCTTCTTTTACCTTTTTAGCGATAGTTTTGTGAATACCTGGGTTAACTTTTAGTACATGAGGCATCATTTCGTGTCTAATGTAGTTACGAGTATAACACGTATCTCGGTTGCTGTCATCCTCTTTATATTCTACATTCTTTAAATCTGCCCAAAGTTCAAAATCTCTTTTGCGTGTGAGACGGAACGGACGGATCACGTTCTTGTTGCGGTACGGAATGATTTTACCTGTGCCGTGCATACTGCTCCAAACCCAAGTTTCTACACAGTCGTCTAAATGATGTCCTGTTACAACTGTACCGTTGATGCTGTGAAAGAACTTGTAGCGTTCATTACGCCAGTATTCTTCTTGGCTTTCGTCGTCACGCTTTGCTCTACCAATTTGTCCATACATAAAGCCGCAGTCATATTTCTTTACTTGTACACTTACATGATTGAGTGCTTCGCGGCTAGTGACTGTACCATGGTCAAAGAACACAACAGTTACATCGTGGTTGTTAGACAGGAAGTCAAGTGCTGCCATTGAGTCTACGCCGCCTGAGCAGGCAACGAAAACTTCGCGAGGCAACTTGCCTTGTAGTTTTAACATTTTTACCTCTTATTCAGAGTCTAGTTCAAATGTGTATAATTGGCCGTCTTTGATTTTTAATAGCATTTTTGTTCCATTAGTTTGCGTCATCTTACGACCACCTTGGACCCAAATGCTATCATCCGGAGATCGTCTATAATCGTCTTTGTGCTTACTCCAAATAACGTCACCGTTATCAGCACGAGCACCTTCCCATTCTAGACCTTCTGCAAATTCATCACACGGCTTAATTACCCACTTAGTATTAAATGGATCTTGGTAGATAGCAACATAGTGGCCACCTTCTTTTTGTAATTGCTCTGAGTGTAATATAATGCAAGGATATTCAGTCCAAGCTAGCGCACCGCTCGATGGAACTTTTGCAAACGGCATATTTATTTCAGCAACAAATTTTGCATTACGTCCTTCACACGCAATGTTAAGTGCTTGTCTAGAGTACTTCTGATAATCTACTGTATTAATAATTGCCATTTCTATCTCCTATACACTATTTATACATTCGTCCAAACATGAGCTAAGTAACCTTTTCCGTTAGTATCGCCGCCGTTGTTTTCAACTTCAACGCCATTGTACTCGATTGACGTTACAGTGTCTTCACCGTTCAAATATTCTGTTGTATAAACTTTAAGTTTCTTAGGATCAAACTCACCTACAGTTTCGAAGATACCTTCAAAGAAGCATCCTTTTTCGCTTGAGTATAACTGTGCAATAGCTTCGCAATCTGGCTCGTCGTCTGCACAACCCATTTCAGTTAGTTCAATCTCGTAGTTGTTAGCTTCCATAATATTGTCAAGATATTCTTGTAGTGGTTCGCGATCTACAACATCTTCATCGCCTACAATATCTGCACCATACTCACTGCTTTCAACTTCAGTTACAGTGAGATATGCACTTCCCCATTCGACTCCCATTGAGTGTTCAAACTCTGTGTGCGATTCATACCAAGGACGCTTGTACATGTCATCGTCTGGATCGTTTAGAAACTGTGCTTCTACAGGAACTTCATCAAGTTCGTCGAAGTCGCAATCTTCTACATCGTCTGCAATCATATATTCGACTAGATCGTTGTCGCCATGCTCTTCTGTATGTGCGCTCCAAAAGTCAAGTGCAGCTTTTGAAATACCCATGTATGCACTTTCACCACCGTAGCCACTTAGCATGATACGATAGTAGCGTGGACCTTTGAGTGTTTCTACTAGTTCTGTTTTTTCTTCAGTCGTTGCCATTGTTTTATACCTTATATAGTTTGACATAATTAAGACGTGTTTCGTCTGCACTAAACAGTTTGTTTTTAGTATGCGATTTTACTTTAGCTTTAATGCGCTTGCGACTACCTACAGTATGTTCATATTTGTTCATAAAGCTAACAAGATTGCCATCTGTAGTAACACAGGTATAGTTGTAGCTTTCCCACTGACTGCTGTAACGCTTGTCAAGGACTTCAACTACAGTTTCTACTTTTTCGCCTACAGGTTCAATGTGCTTACTGTTACGGTACTCAACACGGATAGTTTTCTTTAGTCCGCTTTCGTGTTGATCGCGAGCAATAAACTCTGGAGCATAAGCAACACGACCCATACCCATAACCTTGACTTCGTCTTGTGACAGCTCTTTGACCATATCTGCTTTGAAGCCGTCAAGCTCACCTAAGCCAAGCATAACATATCGACGCATCCACTTGAGTGCTTCTTGCACACTAGCATAGTCTTCTTCAGTAGGTTCAAACATTTCAAAGTCTGAAGGAAGATACGGAGCGTCAGTAAGTTGTAGTTTCTTAGTCCAGTAGTAACGCACAAGACTCTTGTTATCAAACTGTGTCTTATTGTTACCTTCTGAAAAGCGACGAGTGTCTTTGGTGTAGGTATTATTGTTAATACGATATGCCGCATATGCAACAGCAAGTGCGTCTGTGAGTGCTACAGTCTTAGGAGGAAGTGGTTTGCGAGCAATTGGAGTGTTATCTTCGTGTGCAAGCTCGTATGCAAGTTCCATGCGTTTGAACTCACGCTTGTCCATGCTGCCCCAATCAAGTGTGCTTGGATCTGGAAGTGTATTACCCATGCTGTGTGCCTCTGTGTTTGCCTATTTAATATAACTATTATAGCATCTATACACTAGATGTCAAGAGAAAACTGTCCAAAAAGTTTCTAACAGAATCTTCTGTCCACTTTACATTCTTATCAAATTTTGGAAGACGCCCAATTGCACTATTAAATCCGTATCCTTCTACTTCTTTCCATTTCTTACAATGCTCTTTAAAACAATCAGTAAGTAAAAAACTCTTAATGTTTTCTGCTTGCTCATCCGTTGCTTCAGTACAAGCGTGATTGACATCAAAGTCAGTTGTAGTAACGGTAATAGCTTGTTCATTAAATGATTTTGTTACACTTACTACTAATTTCTGCTTATTATGAAATTTAGGAACTGGCTTATTATATTGTACTAATGTAACAGTTTCTGCTAATTTATATACAGGATATTGAAATTCATCAGTTTGTGTTAGACTACGTCCGAAACGAGTGTCAACAGCATTGTATACGAACATTCGCTTACTAGGTTTATCTGCTGCCAATTTTAATGCATTATACAATGGCATAAAGTCTTTATCAACTACAGTGTAATCAACAATCATACTGTCGTTAGTTTGTGTGTACTCTGTATTGCCTTGCTTAACTGTTACAGGTCCGCTATACTCTTTGTCTACTACCCAAAAACAGGATTTAGTTTTTAAATGCTTGCTTGCTGAAAAATCTACAGTCTTCAAGCCTGGCAATCCAATTACACTGAAGCGTTTACTTTTCTTAAGAACTGACGTAGGCGTTACTAATATTAGCTTACCTTTTTCGGTCAGCATGTCTAGGCTAGCTTTAGCAAATTCGTTGTATTGTTTATTATTGCCGCCAGCAAGTTTTTTAATAAAGTTCGGATTACTTACAATAACATCATAGCTGTTATTGATATGATCAGTAGCATACTGTCCAGCTAGTTTATTTTTATTAACAGCATAGTTGATACGCATCTGATTTGATTCACAACCAAACACACGTTCTGCTATGTTAGTATGCCCGTGTTCTGTTAGGCGCCGTTCAATTTCTTTTACCACTTGACCGCCACCAATAGACGGATCAAAGAATGTTGTAGTAGTATCTGTCCAAACTGACGCAGGCAAGCAATCTAGCATTGCTGTAACTAATTCGTCAATTTCAAATTTTAATCTAGCCAGCATTGTCGTACATTACCTCTACCCAGTCTTGTTTAATAATATCTTGTTTAAACAAATAACTAATTGTTTCGGTCGATACTCCAAATTCTTCTTCAACGCACTCACGCATTGCATCGTCGTTTTCAACAACTTCCATTGCGTCTTTTAAAATTTTATTACCTGTTCCTAAGATAATGATATCTAAGTTTTCGATAATAGTAGTAATTACTTCACGAGCTTTTGCAATTTCTTTTTCTACAGAATGATCCTTCTTTACTCCGGATTTTTTAGTAGTTGCGCTATCACGAGTCTTTCCAGCTTGTGTTTTATCTTGCTTGTCGTTACGAAAGTAATCACTGTTGCCGTTGGCTAGTGCAGTGATAGCACCAGCACTTAGTAAATTAATATTTACAATTTTACCCAGTACACGACTAATTCCTTTACGTGCAAGAGCATATTCTAAGTAAGAATCGATATCTACTTTGATGGCGCCGTTTGGTTGACAATTCCAAATATCAATTGTGCGTAAAACATCACGCATTGCTTCTTGCAAACTTTTACCTGCGTTGCGCTTTTTATAGTTAAGAGCAGTTTCTACAACCATTGCATCAAACTTGTCATCACGATTAGGATCAAAGCTCAGGCTAAAGATGCGTCCTACTTTGCCTTCTTTGCCTGGCGTAAGAGTACGACTCATTTTTTGTAGTGTAGCACCATTATCTCCACGATCGTAAGCAAGATACAATTCAGTAATTTCAGGAATACTAAAACTACGTTGTGCCATTTGAGCAGCAATAATTAGTACAGGCCTGCCATTCTCTACAAAGCTCTTAACAATGCCTTCGGCTTTACGATTGTTTACTTTAACGCCGTTGTGCTTGATAGTCCCGCATAGTACTACTACTTCAAAACCAGGCAACGTTTCTTGTGCAATATTTCCAATAATTTCTAATACATCATTACGTGTATTTGCAGGCATAAACATCATTGCTACGCGAGCGTGATCTCTGCTATAAATTTCAGCTTGCAAATCTACATTGAGCTCGTCATGTCCGCCCTGGCCTAAGAACAAGCCTTGCAATGCACGAGTAAAGAATCCTTTTGACTTCAAAGGATTTGCTGCAAACTTTGCCCAACTAGGTAGTGTTTTAAAGTCTTCATCAACTTCTCCAGCAGCAATAGCACTATTAACAGGACCCATAAGATCCATTTGGTAACATGCAAAGTCTGGTGCAAGCAGATCTCGTTTTACGTTGACTTTAAAGTTTGCTAGCATTTTGCGTTGCCTTCTTTTGAATTAGCAGTTCTGGATATGTAACACTTACCATAGTATCAATTGGCCAATGTGTCGCTGCCCGTTCTGCATTAGTGCCCGTCATAATAATAGTATACACGGTTTCATCTAACTTGTCAATCAAAGGTTGCGCTTGTTTAATCTGATGTGCGCCAAAATCTGCTTCGTCTACAATAAGCATTTTACTATGCTCGTTATCAAACAAATAGTCAATACGCTCTTGTCGTTTGGTGCCGTTTGCTAGGCTTAGGTATGCAAATACTTTTTTGTTGTTTGCAAGAGCGTGTTCGATCTTTTCTTTGTAGCCGTCGATGCCCATGTCTACATGTACATAATTTGCAAACTGTTGGAACTGTACAAGGTCTGTAGCAAAGCTAGTAAACACTGTTTTAACGTAGCTTGCAACTACAACAATATCTACGTTCATTTCTACGGCAACAGCACCACTCCAAATAGTTTTACCAAAGCGGGCACATAGTTCTGCAAGAATACAGCGAGCACCGTTATTAAGTGCATCAACTACTTCTTCTGCTACTTCGTATTGCTTAGTGCTTAATCCTGCTTCAATTAATGGCTGACCTTGTTTAGCAAGAAATAAGTTAACACGCATATTGAGATCGTCAAATCCTAGTTTATGATACTCTTTACCTTGTGTACCAGGACTTCCGATAGCAGGACGTATAACGTCATCAATTTTACTTGCACCGTAAAACTTATCTTGAGATTTAGCAAACTCACTAATATCCCATACCTTTTTAAGTACAGCATCACTATCAAAGTGCCGAGCACGACGAGGGTACTGTGTTCGCATGTACTTGATAGTGTCTTCGACTGCTTCTTCGTATGTACAGTCTTTGCTTACAAAGTGATCGCCAAACTTTGACTCTTGCAAATTACTTGCAGTATCAAAGTGATTGTATACCATCATTCTCATTCGAAAAACTCATTAAATGTAGCTGTTGTTTTTGCTTTAACTGTTTGCCCAAGGCACATATCTTCAAATGAGTTACATTCGTGATCCCATGGATTGTATTCTTTTCTGTTTGAGCGTCGAGGAGTTCCGTCCATTGCAAACGGAATTTCAATATTTGATGTGCGTGGAATATGTGCGTATTCGCTATACGGAATTCTAAACCAATATGTTACTTCACGTTTGCGCTCGTATACTTGTACTAGCAAGTCGCCGGTCTTGTTGTAGATACCAGTAACTGGCGCAGAATATACTGTGCCATACGTACAAGTCCTTACAGTTGATAGTTTAGCATCACTGCCACAACTTAAATCAGCGTGGTCTTTACTAATAACTTCAGTTCCGGAGTAATTGGCAATAGCAATTTCAAATGCAGTACTAACTTCAATAATTCCTGTTTGAAGTAGTGTGTCTAATGTAGCTTGATCTAAACTATCAACATTAGGAAGGTAATCTTTGAATTGATTAAAATGTGCAATTTCGAGTTCTAGGTTTTCAAGTTTATTAGCCATGTTAAATGCCTTTATGTTTGTGCCTATACAACTATAATAACATCAGTTACGCAGTTGTCAATCTAAATCTGTGTCCAGGCCGCAGTGTGTCCATGTTTTTCAGCCCAACGGACAAATAGTCCCACTTCACGTCCGTGTGCTTCAATCTCCCATGGTAGATCCCAGTAGCTGGTTTTTTTAGGATTGTATGTTTTACCACACCATGTATCGTGTACTGGGTGCAGTTCACGTCTAGCATACTGTTTTACATGTACCATTTCGTGTGCAACAGTTTCTAACAGTTTACGCAACTTCAATGAACGATCGACCTCGATTTCAAATGTTCGATTGTTGTCAGTTTCCAAACAATACCCCATTGCACCTTGAGGAGCGCACAGCTTTACACTAATGTCAAGTGTACTCATACGAGGCATTAGAGTCTCAATACAGAACTCTACCATACTCTCTACATAAGCACGTTGATTGGGCTTGCCGCCTTTAATCGTTAGATTCGTCATCTCTTTCACCTACCTTAATGATTGTTAAAGTTTGTGTTTCTTCGTTAGTTGTAAATCTCAACAAGTCGCCTTCGTTCCACCCATTTTCTTCTAAGACTTCTGGAGGGAATGTAAGCAGTAGTTCGCCCGGACGATCTGGATCATCAGAAAACAGATCTTCATACTTATATGTGCGTTGTGTTGCTTCAGTCATATGTATAACTCCTTACGTATGCATATATTATAGCAGTAAGTAACACATGTGTCAAGTACTAAATACTATATGAAGGATGCTTATTTGTCCGCTTTTTATGACGTTGTAAAAGATACTCAAAAAACAACAGGTTTTGAGTTACCCGAGCATTTGGAGGCATACGTAGTAATGCTATTAGCGTCCTTTACAGATCGAACTCACTTCTTACCTGAAGATTCATTTGCTGAAACTTATATACGATTAATTAATTTAAAGTCTCCAAATATTAAAGAATTAGGAGATACTTGCCTATTTGTTTCAGGTGTATTTCCAAAATACAAAACTAGATACGGTTTAAATGTAGAATACTTTAGCAGTATTGGATCTAATAGTTATTTGCAAGTAGCAGAAACAATGAACGCAGATTTGTTTATAGACCTTAGTAATAGATTTAATTACGTAAGAGAGTTTATTAGTATTACAGTTAATTCTACCAATAATACTGGGTTAACTGACTGGATATAAATTTTGCAACTTTAGTAGTAACTCTATTACGGGTAAATTTATATCGAAACTTCCACCAATAATAATTGAATTCATTAGTGGCATTCATTGTACATCCTACACACATAATAACCGGACTAAAACTTTGATAATTTCTACTAAACATTATATTCCAAAACTTTGTTAGCTGTGCCTTTGTGTATCGTTTGTCTGTAAAGTCTTGTTGTGTCTTTGTAGTTGTGTCTTCTTGATCCCACTGCATGCGCATCCAATTACCATCGTCGTGTTCTAGTGGTTCGTCTATTGGATTAACACAATCGTAGTGCCAAGTAACAGGAAGGTGCGACATTGCTTTTACAAATTTATCTCTTTCCTCGTCATTAACAAATACAACGCCAACATATCTATGTGGACTATTATCGTGTCCTTGACAGCTAGTAAAAGTAAGATACCCTTTATCCCATAAAGCACGAACAACTGGTTCAATGCCCGGCTCTACATTCATTCCGCTCCAAAACTTTTCTGCATAAGGACTTACATAGTGACTTATGTAGTTGCCGTCTTTGTCTACTTTAGTATATGTTCTTCCGTCGTTAGATAGTTTTGTATTATAGTTACGATATAGACTATATTGATGTACTTCTTCATTAGATGCAAATGTTGGTCCACCATTATGTCCTACAACAATTTCTTGCTGAATAGGTTTAAGCTCTCCTGCTATTACATATGCTGCTGGATCTATAATATTACGTGACATTTTAATTTATCATATAGTGAATCATAAGGCAATGTTTTAAAAAGATTGTAGTTGTGTTGTATTATGTTAACATTGTCATTGTATAAAGTATTTACTTGCTCAATCGTTAACCGTTGTATCTTTTGAATTTCGTGTACGAATCCTTCGTACCTTGCTTGGTCGTTTGTGTAGTTGCAATAACTATAATCAATAAATTCAGGAAACAAAAATCCTCTACGCTTTAGTTCGTCGATTATACCCGGTGCTGCATAAGGTAATATAAAGTTTCCCTTTATCATCGGCTCCCAAGTCTTTTCTGTGATAGACTTAACTATGTTATCCTGATGCATTGCTACACTTTCAACATATACGCTCACAAAACTTTCATTGTAGTATTTGTCAGCAATAGGCGCATACACACCTCCATTAGCTAGTTGGCTACTGTAATGGCTTTCCCAATGATTTGTTTTGAAAATAACACCAGTGTCTGGATTAGACACAAGTACATTATTCCATTTTTTAGAAACGAATAAGTCGTGTAGTCGTTTTCTTATTTCAAGTCGTTGTATTGTTTCCATACTGCCATAGTATGCTCTATTTGGACATAGTATATTATATTTGATATTTTTATCTATGCCTTCTAAGAAAAAGATATCTTTCTTAAATCGTCTAATCCAAGGTGACTTTCTAACTCGACTGGGTATTATTTTTCCAAATCCGTGCAGTCCTTTAGATCTATTGAACAGCATGTCATAAAATATTGCGCCAACAAAGGGAGTATTATATGCTGTGCTTAACACAGTAACATTTTGATATCTTTCAACGTAACTGTGTTGAAACCTACGTTTGTCGTTGTCTTCGTGGTCGTGAAACAACGCTAGAACTACAACTGGTGTATTGTCTTTAAATTTCTTAATAAAATAATCGTGCTGTGCATCAGCTTCGTGTCCGTAAAGATGAAGAAGCGGAACAAAGTCCGCTTCTTCTACATTAGATGTAAAATCAATCTTTTCATCAAAAGCAAACGGCATAACATGTGTTATGCTGTCGTTCAACAAAGGAGACGTTTTATTATCTATATATGCTTGCATTACCTTTTTAGGTATTCCAAACAGTTCTCTGGAGTTGACTGCTCGTATGGGTCTTCATCTTCGCCGTCATTGTTGATGCCGGGCTCTTGCCACCAGCGCTCTACAACTCCGTCGTTGATGATAGCCATATAACGCCAGCTACGCAATCCAAAGCCTAAATGATTTTTACCAATAAGCATGCCCATAAAGCGAGTAAAGTTGCCAGAGCCATCTGGAATGACCTTTACGTTTTTAATCTCTTGTTGTTTTGCCCAAGCGTTCATAACAAACGCATCGTTAACGCTCATGCAATATACTTCATCGATGTCCATGTTACGAATATTATCGTAATTTTCTTCAAAGCCAGGTAGCTGATATGTTGAGCAAGTAGGTGTAAATGCACCCGGTAAGCTAAACAATACAACACGCTTGCCTTTAAAGTAATCGTCTGTAGTCATGTCTTGCCAGCGATACGGATTAGGTCCGCCAATACTTTCATCTCGAACTCGTGTTTTAAATGTCACTTTTGGGATTTTAAATCCTTCAATCATAAATGTGTATCTCCTAAAGTTATGTGATCACTATATATAATAACAGATATATTTACATGTGTCAACCAGTTTTATACTATGTTTGTAGCTAAATAATACTATAGCAAAGCGTGAGGGCGTTTTTATGGACTTTCTAACATTGGCAAGCGAAGTAGGCTTTCCTATTGCAGGAGCATTAGCTGCCGGCTACTTTGTTTTCCTAACACTCAAATTTATTCTAGGCGGAGTGGAAGACAGTGTAAAAACACTCAACGGTATTATTGGCTCGCTGGATAACCGTGTACAAATTATGAACAACGACCTAGTTAAGATAGATGCACTGCTAAGTTATGCACTTGGAGTTAAACCCAATATTGACAGAATAGCTGCCAATGAAGGCAAAAACGATGCGAGGAGAGATTAATGGAAATTGATATTGCTGGCGCAATCAAAGACTTTGGCTTTCCTGTTATTGCTGCGTTTGGCATGGGATACTTTATCTTCTTCATATGGAAGTGGGTAACAGAAACTATTGATCCAGTTATTGGACAAAGCATGGGTACACTAATACGTCTTGTTGACCGTGTGCGTATGTTAGACAACGACATGATACGTTTGAACAGCAAACTTAGTATGGTGTTAGAGCATAGAGCCAGTCTTAGTCCAGAACAAAAAGAATTCTTAGATGAAGCTATAGTAAAGTATCAAAGTCGCAGCGAAACGTTCAATAGTACCGGCAAGCCCGACGAACCAAAAAAAAAGTAGAACCGGTTAAAACTAAAGCAAGTAAAGGTGGTCCGCCGTGGCTACTTTTATTAGTTGTATACGGCGGCACCACTGGATTATTGTTATTGCTTACTTTGTTGTAGCTACAAACACGCCATTCCAATCTTTAGGCAAATCTTGTGTTAGCATATACTCACAACGTTCAATCCACATATCGTAGTACTTTTCCATCTTGCCTTCAAACTGTGGCTTCAACTTATTACATGATTCAATAGCTTCTTGGAATCGTTGCTGCTGATACATTTTATGCATGTCTTCATGTCTACGCTTGCTTGTTGCATAATGTTTCTTAACATCATCTAGCACTGTGTAGATAGCAACTCCTACAGTTTTACCTTTAACTGCTAAGTCGTCTACCTTTAGGAAGAAGAAGTCTTCCTTGCACTGTTCTACAGTTGCTCCACCTACTAGTAACAAGCATCCGTATTCTTTACACTTGCTTTCTATTCTTGCTGCGGTACTGACTGCGTCTCCAAGGACGTCATAGCTGTGTCGTTTTGTGCTGCCCATCTCACCCAAGTATCCGAGTCCAGTATTGATGCCAGCGCCCATACCAACGGCAGGTCTTCCTTGAGGTATGACAAAATCTTCATTAAACTTCTCCACTGCTTTTAGCATACGTAATCCTGTACGTACTGCTGAATCAGCATGTTTAGGATCATCTGTTGGTGCATTGTGTACGTGCATACTAGCATCGCCGATATACTTGATAACCATTCCGTCTGCATCAAGTATAGGCTGTGTAATGCTGTCCATGTACCCATTCATAATTTTAGTAAGTCCCTTTACGTCATCACCAAACGATTCGCCTAATGGCGTAAAGCCGCGCAAGTCTGAGAATACAATACTAATTTCACGTTTCATACCGTCTTTGATTAGACTTGGATTTTCTTGTAGCATACGCACAACAGTAGGGCTTGCATATCCAGCAAACTGTTTCTTAATTGCCTGCTTCTCTAGGAACTCACGTACAAACTTAATACCGTATACCTGTAGTGCTATTAGTACAAACGTAATAACTGGCGCTGTAACGTCTAATAACAGCTTGTCTGTTGCATAAGCATACATTGAATAAGGAACTACACTGCCTATCATCACAACAGTTGTAGCAAGTCCTACCCACAACCAACGACTTAGAAGTATAAGCAATAAACCGCCTATAGCAAGTGCTAGTAGCTCTGCTGTAGGTGCCCAGTCTGGACGCTGTATGTTTGTACCTGCAAACATTGTGCCTATTAGTGCAGCTTGTGTAGTGCCTGCGTACTGTGCTCCTGTTGCTGTAGGAATAGGATTAGCAATACCTGCTGCTGTTACATCTACAATAACTACTGCACCACCAAGGTCCTCTGGTAAGTTTGTTACGCTTACACTCTTTGAACGTTGGCTCCAATCAATCCACACACGCCCTTCACTATCAGTTGGTATTATACCAAACTGAGGAATACGCATTTTCTCAACACCAGCTGCATTTAGTTTGATTTGAAAGTTAGGGTCGCCTGCGATAACACGTAGTGTCTCAAGTGCTAGACTAGGATATAGTGTACCGTCTATGACAGCGACAGTTGGCATACGTCTTACGACACCATCTATCTCCGGCTCTGTTGAAACGATTCCCGCACCAACACTGTTGTTTTCAAGTTCTGGTATGTTCGCAATGATACCGCCGTATGGTAGTATGCGATCCAAGAACTGTGCTTGTAGTATTGCTGCCCCAGGATTGATGGGCTCGTTCTTTGTTTTGTCGCTGGGACGACTTGCTAGTATAACTGGATAGTCTAGCATAGTTTCTGCTAGTTCGGCATCGCCACCTAGTCTGTCTACTTCGGGCATCATTACGTTCCATACAACTAAGCCTGCGCCTCTGTTGTACAAGTCTTTAATGATGTCTGAGTATATGTTGCGTGGGAAAGGATATTGTCCGTACTTTTCCAATGCTGCTTCGTCTATCTCAGCAACATAGATATTATTCTCTGCTGGTTCTTGATTAACAATTAATTGGTCAAAGTAATTTAGTTTAATACTTTGTATAAAGTTATTAGGTACTGCAAATGTATACACTAATGCAGTCAGTGTAATCAATGCCCACCATGGGGATAATAATCGTTTCATGCCTACTCCTATTTAGAGTATTTATTTGGATTTAAAAGTTGATCCCAACTAGGTCCTACATTTTGCCAATAGTCATTGCTTATTGGTTGTAGTATTAAATAAATCATTACAAAAAGCATTGCTACCATTGCTAAACTAAATTTAATCATCTCTATTGTCCCACGGTGCGTTTTCATAACATCCTGCTGGCAGTGTATCTTTGTAGTTTACACCTGCTCTAAAGCCGTCACCTGTGCGTTCCATGTAAGCACTTTCAAACGGCATTTCACGTGGTTTGCCCCAGCAACGATTTAAACTCTGTCCTGGAAATCTATAACGTGGATTGTGTTTGAGAAAGTCTCTTAGTTCTGCAAGTTCTTGTGCGTTCTTGCCTTGTCTCCAATCGGAGTAGCAACTTGCAGCTTGATTGTAGTTTGATGTATTTTGTATACAGTACTTGATTACATCGTTATTTTGATTTGCTATTGCACTAGGTGCCAATAGAATGAATGCGATGGTTAGAAATGCCCTCATTGTCTTGCCCTTCTGCAGATGCCCATATCTGCTAAAGGTATTTAGTCAGAAAAATAGGCCCCGAAGGGCCTATCTATAGTTTTAGAACTTCCAGACAAGTCCTGCTGAAAGACTATTTGTGTCGCCTAAGTTTGTCATTGAGCGAGTTGCTTCTACTCTCCAAGTAACTTTATCAGTTTCTTTTTCAAGACCTAGTGAAAAATCATTAACACCATCTGTGTGATGCATTGCTGTAAAATCAACTAGTCCTAGATCGCCACGTAGACCAATTGTACCATAACCGTACATGTCATCTGTGCTTGCTACTGTTCTTGCTGTTTGTACTGAACCGTTTTCAACATATCCGTCAACTGTACGATTACCACGTGTGTAACCAATAACAGGTTGTACCTTGCCAGTGTCCGGTGAGTATGTTACGCTTAGACTTGTGTCTGTGCCTTTGGTTGCGCTATCGTTTGCAAAGTCACCGATAGTGCGTGATACAGTATAGTCTGTTGTTGCACGACGGAACTCTACAGCAACGTTGTTTTTCTCAACACCAACTGCTACTACATCTGTGTTAGCTGTTACAGTATCATCATTACCAGCTAGGCTAGTGTCTAATCTAGTAAAGCCACCATTAATAGTTAAACCATTATCAGTAGTTTTAGATCCACCAATAACAATACCACCAGTGTTACCACTCATACCGTTGTTATATGTACTGTTCATTCTAATACCTTGAATGTTGTCAAAGTTTAGATTTCTTACAGTACTTGATACAACGTCTTGCGCTGTTGCTACTTGATCAATGCGTCCTTCAAACGGCGTTAGTGCTGTGTTTGTAACTTGTACATTATCTGTAGTACCATCGCTCATATTATCCCAGGTTGTGTCAGTTTGTGTTCTTGATACAACTTGTATAACACCACCGCTTACTGCAATATATCCTACTACTTGGCTGCTACCTTGATTTACTACTGTTGGGGCACCGCTTGCTGATCCAGCGGCTACTTCGTTAATGTCAAGTATGCCGTTTAGGTTAGCATCGCCGTTTAAGTCACCTTGTGTTAAATTGATTGTTAAACTACGAATAACTTCATCCATTGGCATCCAGTCTGCTGTTGGCGATGCTGTTGGATCTGATGATTCAGCATTACCTAATGGAATATAAACAAATGTGTATTGACCAGTGACAAGTCCTGTGTAGTTAATACCTTGCCATACATACGATTCCTGTCCTGTCGGTCCGTTTGGATCGTAAGGAACAAGTTGTGTGCCGTCTGATGTAAAGAAGTTTACGCCGCTTAGTAGACCAGCAGGTGAATTTTGTGATAACAAGTTAAAAGCATCAATGCTTGTGCTGCCATCTGGTTTAATTATTTTAATTTCAGCTTCGTTAAAAGCCATACCGTGCCAGTTACCGTACCAGAAGTTTAATCCTCCGCTTCCGTCACCTACATAGCCAATTGAGTTTGTGTGCGCCAATGCTGTAGACGCCATTAAAGAAGCCGCAACGACTCCTGCGATTATTTTCTTTTTCATTTTTTTGCCCTCTTGAAAGAACGCCCTCACGCTCTACTATATGTATTTACTGCGGTAATTGTAAAAATTATGTACAATGTTTATCGTTGCTGGATATCAATAGTGTTAACACCAACGCCAACTCGATAGTCGTATGCTGCTTCGTCACCTTGCTCTACATTTAGTGTGTATCCACTGGCTGTGCTTAGAGATAAGTCTATATTATTTTCTACACTTGCATCTTGTCTTATTACACGGTAGATATTGTCTTCTATATCAAAAAAGAATCCAGTCTTTTCATCATAACCTGTTTGCACTTCACTTATTAGTGTTTCGTTTTGTTTGTCTAATTCGTCTCTAAAAAACTCTGCTAATGCGGCATTTAGTGCATCAATCATATCGACCAAAAGCTCACGTAGATAATAGTCTGCACCTCTGTCTAGTTCAGTTACCCATATGTCTTTGATACTATCACCTAGTACATCTTCATCTAGTCCGTCATATTCTAAAAAATCTAGTGCAAGAAAGTCTGTTGCTCTTTGTGCTTCTGCTTGTACTTGTTCTGCTTCTTCGATTGGATCAGCACGTCTTACAATAAGCATACCTGTTATCTGTGGTTCTGTGAGAGCTACAACAATCGGTTTACTAGGAGGACTGCGTAGACTTGTTACTCTAGTCATTTGAAATGCTTGATTCATTACAACAAATCCAGCATCGTTTTCGACAGCAATTTCGCCTACAACACAATCACCATTTGAATCACAACTTGGTAGGAGGGTAATATATGATTCGCCAATTTCGTTTACAAGCATATTAAAGTCTGTGCCGCGAACACTTATAGTCGCAGTTGGTGTGCGTAGTCTTACGTTCTGTCTGCTGTTCTTTGCTATTTGTCCACTAGCATAACGAACAGCACCTAGTGTTGCCCGCATGTTTAAACTACCTTTGCCAGTTGCAGGATCGTAGACAAACTCGTCAATTACTACACGACTGTTATCAATAACATCCAGTCGTGTTTCATCAACAAAGTCTATCTGCATACGACCCTTGGTAGTTTCAGCAACATCCATTTGCTGTATTTCAACACCCACACTATTGCCAACATCCTTGTTGTCACGTTTAATAACACCACTGCCGTCAAGTGTTGTAACAGTGCCAATGTTTGCTGCAACTGCCGAGGCGGTAGTCAAGAATATGGTTACGACTAATATGAGCGTTTTCATATTAGTCAGTTTGTGTAATGTCTATTACACTACCGTTAGTAGTAGTATCTAACACAACAGTCTTATCAAGTGTACCACTTTGTGTAATAGTAACAACGTTTGCACTACCAGTTAGATCTAAATCAACAGTATGTCCGCTTGTGCCGCCTGAGATGTCAAGATCAACAATGTTACCGCCGTTGGCAGCACTTAGACTTGCATCGTTAGTACTTGTTACCGTTGTCGTGTTACTCGGTAATGTGTTGATAATGTCAACTGTAATGTTAGCTTTTACACCGTTGATGTCAGCATCAATAACGTTGTCGTCACCTGTTACGGTAAATGCTACTACTGAGTTTCCTGCATCAGCTGTTTCACCAATTTTAAACGTAAAGGTGTTATCATCACCTGTTGTTGTTATATCTAATGTTACAGATTCACAGTTGCCGCCACCTGCTGTACCTGCACTATCACATAGCAAGTCTACTGTGTTGTAGTCGCCTGTGAACGCCCATGTGCCTGTGTAGGTGTCTCCGTTGATTTTTGCCGATATGTCGTTGCCATCACCTGTTTGTGTAATGTCAAACGTCATAAAGTCACCATTTAGTGTTACTACCGTTGTTGCATCTCCGAATTCGTTTCCGCTGCCGTCTTGTACAATGTCTAAATCTAAAGTATCACCTACTTGTGTGATATAGATGTCATTGGCCAGAGCTGGTGCTAGAAACATTGCCATCAACGCCGATAATGTTAATGTTTTTAACTTCATTTTGTTTACCCTCCTGGAACTTCCAAAGTCCCTTACGTTCACCCTCATGAACTAGTTCTACAATACCCTGTTCAATAGCTGCCCTCACAGCATAGTTGACAGGTTCATTTACGCTAAATCCTGTTTCAGTTTCTAGCAATCGAGTTCCCATGTCTAGGAACCTAAATATGTCCGCTCCGGACCTGTGGCTAGCAATGGTCTTTTCCGTTGCTATACTCAGCAGCACTTCTCCTGTACTAACTGATACGATACGCATCACCACTGTTACGTTATCGATTCTGTATTCGGTGCTTGCACCTATGCCCATCCAACTGGCTCCCAATCCTCCGACTGCTACATTGCTATCATATCCAACAATGCCGCCTTCGAGAATAAGCCCTGCAAAACGTAGCGGTTTTAAAGGTACTGCGTCTTCACCTTCGTAGTTTTCACGTGTTTGTCTAATAAGTTGACGCTCTTTAATAAGATTGTCCATGCCCACACGTTCTACTACTTCAAACCAATCTCCGTTGCCCACTTCTTGTAAGGCTTTGATAACCCAGGCTTCTGAACCTTGTGTAACAGCACTGCTTAGGTTACTTACACTGTCACTAGGTTTACGCTGTCCTGTTTTGTCTGTAAAACTGTAAATAGCAATTGTTATTTTTTGCCCGTCTAACTCTGGTACGTCTTCTAGTCTTTGCTGTATCGGCGAATCTTGAACTGTGGGAGATGTTTTAGTATCTTCTAGTATTTGCATACTAGGGCCCATTGCACACCCGCCTAACAGTGTTGCTGCTAAAAGTGTTGCCAGTAATTTCATTAGAAGTTGAACTCCCCACTAGCAGGAATAGTTACAGTTGTTATTGATCCGTCATCGCTTACAATAGTTAACGTGATGTTTCCGTCTGCTCTAACCCAAGTAATCTCTGAGCCTTCTATTTCTGCTGTGCCTGTGTTAGAACAATTATCTGAACAATCAGCAAACATAGCGTCTACCATTTGCTTAGATAGCTGTGCGTATATACGTGATTCAACGTTTTTAAGAAACTTGTTTAGCGTAGTATTTTCGAGTTCGCGCTCAATACGTCTAGCTTCTGATTCGGCTTTTGCTTCTAAGTCTGCTTTGCGATTGTGTTGTAGTTGTTCAGTAGATAGTACATGCGAACTATAGCCTTGCCCTGAGAATCTTGGATTTTTAAAATTCCAAGTTAAATCTGCCCAAGCTGTATTGGCGCACATAAACAATATTAATATTGTAATGTATCTCATTTAAATACCCCCTATCCCTATACTATATTTAAGTGATTACAACCAAAAATTTAATATATACATAAAGAAAATGCGACTCGAAGGTCGCATATAACTGATTATCTAAATAACGAAGTATTTAAGGACGTTGTCCTGGTTTGAATAAGAAACTAAATCCGCCACTTGGCTTTTTAGTTGCATAATAGTACGCTGTACAATCAAACAATATAGTACCTTCAAATACTGGAGGATAAATTACAGCAAAGTTTACAAATTCGCCTTCTTCACCTTTAGCTTTAAATCCTGTCTTAACTTGTACCATATTAGAACTTTCAAGTACTGATGCAAAGAACGCATAAACTGTTTTTGCATCTTCGTTGATTTTATTTTGCACAATACGTGCAAGACTTGCACTAGCATGATACCCTGGCATATATAGACCGTGTGTTAGAGTCGGCTTATATCCATCGTATCCTACTGTCATTGAATAAAAACTACCATTGTCAATTGCTTGTAGACCTTCTACGTCTTTTGGATTAGCATTAATTATGTCGTGCGCTTGTTTTGCAACTTCAGGAGTAATAATATTCAGTCTCGCTGCTAAAGCAAACGGCTGCATCATACTAGTATTGTTTTTACAAATGTCTAAGATATCAAGTTGTAACTTAAACTTTTCGTCGAAGCCGGGAACGCGATCTCTAATAACGTCTCCACGCTTTTCAAGTGCTTCAGTAATTCCTTTGAGACTTGCTGCTGCTCCGCCTTTTTTATCTTTAGAACTTACGCCTACTTTTGTGCCTGCTGCTGAATACATATAGCTATCAATTAGCTTTTCTGCAATGTCTAGTGGAAATTCAACTTCAGTCATTCCTGCCCAAGTTAATCCTGGCTCAAGTACGTCTAACAACTTTTGCTCTGCGTCTCTATAACTACCACTTACTAATTGCCCTGTTTGAAGTGCAATAGGTGCTACTGTTTCGCCTAGTTGTACTTCGTAGTTAGCTTTGTATTCTGGATTAATAGGACTCGGACCTCTTGCAAAGTTTTCAATCAGACCAATAACATTTTCATGTTCTTCTTGTGGTATCTTAGCACTAGTCTTAATTCCTTCTTTAACTGCATTAAGAATATTTGCAACTTGCATTTTCTTACCAACAATATTTAAAAAGTTAGGGAACATGCCAACTGCACCGTGTGTGCCAGTTTTGTTTGCACCACGCTTGATTGTAATAGGTGCACCGATTGCATTTAGATCTTTTACAAACTCAGTTACGCCCCAATAGATGTGATCTGCTGCGTCTTTATTATTTTTATATTTTCCGTAGTATGTTCTGCCCTGGGCACTTGTTAGTTCGACAATAATTACAGCAAAGTTTGCTCTCTTCTGACCTTTGACAAATTTAACTGCATTAGGATGTATTTTCACTGCATCTACTAGTTCTGCTTCAAACTGATCGTCTGGTGATATCATGTCATTTGATAGTGCAGGAACATCGTTGTTTGCTGTTGGCTCGTCAACTGGTTTAGCTTCGTAACGCTTTACTCCAGCTTCTAGTGGAAACTTGTAAGCATTAGTAATATTATATTCAACTCCGTTGCTGTCTACAAAACTGTCACCCTTACCAGCTTGATGATCCATTGCTGTGCCTACAACGCCGCGGGTTGCTTCGAACACTTTTTGTGCTACATTTTTGATTTCTAGAAAACGCATGTCTACTTCCTAATTCTTTTTAGTATTTATGCAAGTTTAGGAAACAACATGTCTGTACAGAACTTGTCTACATCAGCTTCGTTAAGTCCTAGACTTTTCATTGTGCGCGGAGTGTGTGGATTCTGTTGCTGGTTGTGACAGTAATAGTTCTGTGCGGCAGCTACTAGATCAGTATTTTCAGTTCCAGTAAACTCGCCAATCTCATCAAAGTATGCACGAAGGTTGTCTTGTGCTAGTTCAATGATAGCAACTGCTTCTTCTTCTGTGCTTACATTGCCAGCGGCAAGCATTTTGTCTGAGAAAATATTAGTAGCCCACTCTGGTAACTGTCGTTGTTTGGTAGGAATAAAGTCTGCAACAGCTTCTTTGTATCCTGCAATCATAGGATTGTCTAGGTCAGCACTTGCACTAAAATCATGGAACGCACCTGTCATTTTATTCTTACCAGCAATAACATCAAACCCGTAGATAGGACCAGGATTGCTTAGTACAGGAAACACGCATACATGCATCATCCATAACCCCTTGGTGTCACGAGCATCTACTACATCAATGTGCGCCCGGCGTACATGATCGTTACGCCAAACACGATTGACCCAAGTATCGTTATTAAAGTGAGCAAGACCTGGCTCTTCAAATTCAGTTGCTTGTTCATCAAATATCCGTATAATTTCATCTTTACACTCAATTAGTCTATCCCAAATAATACTCATGTATCTAGTTCCTCAAACAGTTGCATAGCAAATACAA